ATGCGTAAACCTATCGCCCTGCTTGTGGCGGGTTCGATGACGCTCATGCCGCTATTGGGGTCCGCGAGTGTCGTGCTGACACCCGTATCGGAGGCTTATGCCGCGTCCGCCAATAGTACCGTAAGCGACTATCCGGAGGGTGTGAAAGCCTATCTAGATGGAACTCGGTTGGCGAGTTTCGACCCGTCAGGAAGCGGAGAAGTATACGATGCGACCGGTAGAACGGTCAGACTGTCCGGAGTTCCCGACGATTGGACTGTGCAATGGCGTAGCGCGTTCAACGAAATCACCAACAAGAACTCCATCATGTATATCCTGTCCAACGGTTCCACCACATACCGTTACTGGTTCGATGGGGCTGACGGCGCGGTTCATACCGTCGAGGAGCTTCATGGCATGACAATCACTCTGAACGGTCAGGCTGTGGACGGTGACATTACCCAAGGATTCACTATCCACGAGGTGACCGCCGGGGATATGAAAGGCTATGAGAACGTGCCATACGGCTGGGTGTTGGATGGTGATTCCGAGGATGACCATTACACGTATACGGCCCATCCGGAGGATTCGGACACGCCAAGCGTCCAATACACGTTCATGTATGACGACACCCGACCCCACGACAGCATCAACTCGTTGAGGAATCTGAAAGCGTATCTGACTGTTGATGGCAGTGCGGTGAAAGGATTCGACTACACGCTCGCCAACACCGACACCATCGCTATTCCAATGAACGCCGACGTGCGTTTGGAAGGCGTGCCCGACGGTTGGAAAGTTGACTACAACAATCCTTCCACCGGAAAACTAAACCGCGTATACACGCTGACCGGTCCCTGCGGCGACACGTTCACCTACATCTTCCATCCAACCTCGGATTACGAAGGCTACTATTACATCGACCAGCTCCAATACGTCCGAGCATTCGCTGACGGGGAACTGGTGGACGGATTTGACTACAGGGGAGGCGCTTGGAGCTTCCCTGAAACCACCAAGAACGTCGAAATCGCCAACGTGCCCGACGATTGGAACACTCAACGCAGTGTTGACGGCAACACCATCACCTACGTGGTATCCAGTCCGAACAATTCCGTCTCTGTCACCTACGTGTTCAACATCGCCAAACATCAGGCAAGTCTGGACGAACTGGCGAATGTGAAAGCCATCGTCGGCGGCAACTATGTTTCCGGATTCAACCCGAAACAGTCCGGTATCTACGAATACGAAGACGGTCAAGGAATCGCCATCGTCAACGTGCCGTCCGGATGGACTCAGACCACAACCGACAGTGACGGATACAAGGTGTACACGTTGACCAGTGGAGACCTTTCGGTATCCTACCGTTTCAACAAGCATGTGAAAACCTATTCGGTGGACGAGCTTGCCAAAGTGTCAGCCTCTACCGACGACGGCGTGGTTCAGGACTTCAAGCCGATGGAGTCCGGCACCTACACCATTGGCGAGCATGCTACCGTGTGGATTACCGGCGTGCCCGACGGTTGGGATACCGAATCGTCCGACAATGATATGACCTACACAGTGACCAGTCCCGACGGGAAAATCAAAGTCGTCTACACGTTCAAACATGCGAAACACCAGTATTCCGCTTCCGAATTGAAGAACGTCACCGCAAAACTGTCTAACGGAGACTACCTCAACGGCTTCGACCCGGTCTCCGGTGGTGAATTCACCGTACCGATGGGAACCAAGAACGTGACCATCGGCCATATTCCGAACGGGTGGAACCTCACCAAGAACAATGGACTGTCCTACACGCTGACCAGCAGTGACGGGGAAGTGGCCGTCTCCTATAAGTTCCATGCGAGGAACGGTCATACGGTAGTCTTCGACACTGATGGAGGAACCACTGTCGAATCCCAAACCGTCGAGGATGGGGAAACTATCACACCACCCGATGATTATCCATCCAAGACCGGCTACCGTTTCAAAGGCTGGTACAAGGATGGAGTCCCATACGATTTCACACAACCTGTCTATGATGATGCGGTAATCACAGCCAAGTGGACGGTAAACACTTACGAAGTGTATTTCGACGCCGGAGCCAGTGACGACTGGTATCCTATGCAGACCATCGCATATGGCGATAAGGTCGTCAAGCCGGTTGACCCGACTTTGGACGGTTACGATTTCGACGGATGGCTGTTGGATGGCAAGGCATACTCGTTCGACACTCCTGTCACCGCCGACATGACCTTGACCGCGTCTTGGAAGACCGCGCAGGTGAAGACGCATACGGTGACTTTCACCGGTGCGGGCGATGATTTCACCCAAACCGTGGCGGATGGTTCCTCGGCCACCGTTCCAACGGTTCCCTCCAAGAAAGGCTACACGTTCGCCGGATGGTATTCCGGAGACTCCCTGTACGATTTCACCACGCCCGTCACGGATGATTTGACTGTGGAAGCCCATTGGACGAAGAACACGTATACGGTCAGCTTCGATTCCAATGGCGGAAGCGACGTGGACTCCCAGCAGGTGGAATACAAGGATACGGCGTCCCAGCCGGACAATCCGACATTGGACGGCTACACGTTCCAAGGTTGGACTCTTGACGGCGACCCGTATGACTTCAACACTCCAGTCACATCCAGCATCACGTTGAAGGCACTATGGTCTAAGAACACGCCAGTAGCCAAGAAACATACGGTCACATTCGACAGTGGCAAGGGAAGCAAGGTCGATAGCCAAACCGTCAAGGAAGGCGACCCCGTGTCCAAACCGGACAATCCAACCCGTGAAGGCTACACGTTCAACGGTTGGCTGTTGGGCGGAGACCCTTATGATTTCACCACTCTCGTCATGCAGGATTTGACGTTGACGGCCTCTTGGACGAAGAACAAGAGCACGTACACCGTGAAGTTCGATTTGAACGGGGGAGACGGCGATATCGCAGACCAGAAGGTCAAGGAAGGCTCCACCATCGACCGGCCAGACAATCCAACCCGTGAAGGCTACACGTTCATGGGATGGCAGTATGAGGATTCCGACTGGAACTTCCTGAACACCGTCACATCCAACATGACATTGACGGCGCAATGGAAGCGCAACGAGGTCAAGAAGTATACCGTAACATTCGACACTGCGGACGGCACCAGCATCGACCAGCAGACCATCAAGGATGGCGGCAAGGTTTCCAAGCCGGACGACCCGACCCGTGAAGGCTACGAGTTCAAGGGATGGACTCTGAACGGCGTTGACTACGATTTCACCGCTCCGGTGAAAGCCGACCTCGTTCTGACAGCCGTATGGACTCCCGTCAAGCCGAAGACCTACACCATCACGTTCGACACCGATGGAGGAACCGTAGTCCCCTCCCAGACGGTGAAGGACAAGGGAACGGCGACCGAACCTACCGCCCCAACCAAGACCGGTTACGAGTTCAAGGGTTGGCTGTTGGATGGGAAACCGTATGATTTCACCACGCCCGTCACCAAGGATGTGACATTGAAAGCCAAGTGGGAGAAGACGAAAGTCGAATCCTACACGGTGGCGTTCGATTCAGCGGACGGAAGTGAGGTGGCGTCCCAGACGGTAGAACAAGGCAAGACCGCCGTCAAACCTGACGACCCGACCCGTGAAGGCTACACGTTCCTCGGCTGGTATGCGGGAGACGCCGCATACGATTGGGATACTCCGGTCACAGGCAACCTCATTCTGACCGCACACTGGCAGAAGAATGAGCAACCCCAGCCGAAGACCTACACGGTCACGTTCGACTATCAGAACGGCAGTCCGTCCGATGCTCGCACAGTGTCCGAGGGGAACACCGTCACCCCACCGGAAAATCCGGTGCGAGACGGCTACGACTTCCAAGGATGGGTTGGTATCGACGGTTCCGAATTCAATTTCGAACAGCCGATTACCTCTGACACTCTGGTGAGTGCCAAGTGGAAGAAGCATGAAGACCCGAAGCCGGTCATGCACACCGTCACGTTCAACTCGAACGGAGGCACGAGCATCGACCCGCAGACGGTTCAGGACGGGTTGACCGTCCGCCGTCCGGCAGACCCGGTGAAGAACGATTACGTGTTCGACGGATGGTATCTTGACAACGACCAGTATGATTTCAACAAGCCAGTCACCGGTGACATCACGCTGACCGCAATCTACCATCGCAAACCGATACCACAGCCGAACACGTACACCGTGCGTTTCGACACCGGTGAGGGAAGCAAGGTTGACCCGCAGACCATCATTGAAGGCAAGACCGTCATCCGTCCGGCAGACCCGAGCATGGACGGTTACGACTTCCAAGGATGGCTGTTGGACGGCAAGGATTATGATTGGAACACTCCAATCACCGGCGACATGACTCTGACCGCATCGTGGAAGAAGCATGAGGAACCGAAGCCCGTCACCCATACGGTCAGCTTCTACACCGATGGTGGGAACACGGTCGCACAGCAGACCGTGAATGATGGCGAGACCGTCACGGTACCGGATACGCCAACCAAGAACGGATACACGTTCTCAGGGTGGACGCTGAACGGCGAACCATACGATTTCAATCTTCCCGTCACAGCCGACATCACCTTGAAGGCCACATGGGTTGAAAACCAGAAGCCCCAGCCGAAACGCCACACGGTCACATTCGACACGACCGGAGGGTCTGAAATCGGCCAGCAGACCGTCGATGAGGGGGAGAAAGCCATCCAACCCGCAAACCCAACCCGTGAAGGATACGACTTCCAAGGCTGGTTGCTGAACGGACAAGCCTATAATTGGAACACTCCAATCACCGGCGACATCACCCTCACCGCATCGTGGACTGAGAAAGCCCCGACCCTATTCACGGTCGCGTTCAATACGGGCGGCGCTTCCAACATCCCATCTCAAAAAGTCAAGGAAGGTGATAAGGCCGCACGTCCGACCGACCCGAAGCGTACCGGATACACTTTCACCGGATGGCAGTTGAACGGCAAGGACTACGACTGGAACACCCCAATCACCACGGATATCATTCTGACCGCCACATGGCAGAAGAACGAAACTCCAAAACCGGTCTTCTACACCGTCAAATTCGATACCGGCAACGGTTCGAAGATTGACCTGCAAACCATCCAACAGGGAGGAAAGGTCAAGAAGCCCGCAGACCCGACCCTGAACGGTTACAAGTTCGTCGGATGGCAGTTGGATGGCAAGGACTACGATTTCAACACTGCGGTATCCAAGGATATGACTTTGACCGCAGTGTGGGAAGCCAATACCCTGCCCCCGACCGTCAAGAAGCATACCGTGACAGTGGCCTTGTATGACGGCAAGACCGAACGTTATGAGGTCAAGGATGGTGAGAAGCTGACACTTCCATCCAATCCAACCCGTGACGGATACGTGTTCGACGGTTTCATTGACAAGGACGGCAACGTCTACGACATGAGCAAGCCTGTGGTCAAAGACCTGACATTGACCTGCGTGTGGAAGAAGGCCAACGGCGTCTCCTCCGACAAGGACAAGGAGATTGCCGACGCATCCACCAACGGAACCGTTGACAATGGCAAGCAGGATTCGGACTTCCATAATCCGCTCGCCAACACCGGCGCTCCCGTCTACGGTCTGGCCGTCGCGGCTGTCATCGCGGGAATTGGCGGCATTGGAATACTGCTCGCTCGACTGCGCGGCAGAAACAACTGACGGATAGTCTGACAGAAGCCCCTTGGCCTGTTTTGGGCTGAGGGACTTCCTTTTTACTTGAGAAGACTATATAATTCTCTAGTAGATTTACTAAAAGAAAGGTTTTAGTTATGACTGTCACGGCACCGGTAGACACTATGGTTCCCATCAGCGACTTCAGTAATGGCAAATCCGCCGCCGCGTTCGCCAAAGTAAAGGACAATAATCCGGTAACAGTATTGAAGAACAATCGTCCGGCCTTTTTTGTAATCTCGCCGGAAGATTACAGGCAAAGCCAAGAGAACAGCCAACATGTGGCGCAGTTGGAGAACGTGGTCAATGAGCTAGTTAACGCGGAGGCGCGTCGTGAGGCATTGGAAGGGGAATACGTGTTCTCCTCGTCCAACGTTGACGAACTGATGGAGTTTCTGAACAGCGATGACTGACATTAAAAAGAAAGTCTACGTCACCAGCTCTTTTAAGAGAGACTATAAGAACCTGAGCAAAAGACATACCGACCTGTCGTCTCTGAATGAGGTGTTCGAAGCTCTGTTGTCCAACGATAGAGACGTTCTGGATACTAAATATCGAGACCACGCGTTGGTTGGTCAATGGAAAGGGTTCAGGGAACTGCATGTACGTAAGGACGTGTTGCTCGTGTACAGGGTGGCGGGGTTTTCTATCACGGTAATTGCCGTCAGACTATCGTCTCACGACGAGCTGTTCTCTCGACTGACTACCGCGAAGGACATTCGTAATTATCTTCGAGAGACGGAAGAACTGCTTAGGGAATTAGAAGAAAGAAACAGTAGTCGATTCCGTTGAGAATGTCTTACAACTAGTTCCTTATCTCCACGACATTTTCCTGACCTTGCAACAATATCTGCTATACTGGGATAGTTCACAAAATCTAATGAAAGGCCCACACATGCCAATCCCAACCACGACCCTCGAAGGCCGACTTACCGACGACCCGCAACGCAACCAGCGCAACCCCAATCTGGTCGAATTCTCCATTGCGGAAGGCACTCGCTATCAGGACAAACAGACCGGCGAATGGAAGGACGGTTCCACGCTATTCGCACGATGCAAAGTATGGGATGCAACGCTCGGCAACAACATCATGAACACACTCCGTAAAGGCATGGACGTGGTGGCGTTGGCCGACGTGAAGCAGAACAGTTGGACTGACCAGCAGACTGGACAGAAGCGTTCGATGGTGGAATTCACAGTCACCAACATCGGTGTCGGACTCCGTCACGCGACCGCGCAGGTCATGCCCAATCCGAAACGCAACGGCGGATACGACGGCGGCAACCGTGCCAACACCCAGCAGAACAATGGTCAGATGTTCCAAAATCCGAACAATCCGCCAGTGTTCCAAAATCCGAACAATTATGGTGCCGACAATTTCCAGCCAGCCGCATCCGACGACCCGTGGGGTGCGCCGACAGGTAATCCGGCACCCGCACCACAGAACGACGAGCCGGAATTCTAAAAGCTAAGGATACCTGTAAGATATGATGTTTAAGACACGCCTTGCAGGTATCTTTTTTGTGAAAAGACTGTTTTTAGGAAAATCTATTTTAGCCGATAATGTACATTATGTCAGATTTTTATGAGAACTATTCAGTGTGTTAATCTCTAACCAGAAAAAACAGCTAAGCTTCTAAAAGGTATTAGAATGCGTAATCAAACCTGCTCCCTCAATCCTGTTCCCCAGCCGAAAAACGCTTACGAATGGCGCGTTTTCCTGTTCAGCCACTTGGATAAGCCAGTACCATTGAATTGGAACAGCAACTCCCAACATCAAAGGAAAAACAAGTGGCGTCGATAAAAGTATTCGTGGGAAACACGATATATCCGGTGGAAATATATAAAGGCCAGCATATAAGCTTCTACTATCTTCCAGCCGGTGAGCATACCGCGCCCGGACGCGAGGAACAGGTTCAGAAAGCCACTTTGGAGAATGAGTCCGGCAGAACCATCAACGTGACTTGGGAGGCTGTCGGCGGCTTGTTTAAGAACAAGATTGTGACCAAGCATGCTCCTCTGCTTCGCCGTATGATGGGCGCTCCGGACACCTACCAGTTTGACAAGTGCATTGGTGGACCGCAGTTCTTCTCCGCGCAGGAAGAAGCGGAGTGTTAAATTGGGTTCACCTGCACATAAAGCGGCTCCAACTAGAGTCATGCAACGTCGGCGTAGGCTGTTCCAACGGCGTATCGCGGTTTGTTTGTTGGCTGGAATGTTCGCCGCCGCCGGTACGTCTATGCTTGTGTTGAAGCCAACTCCCAGCGCTTACGCTGAGGCTAAGCCGTTTGATACGAGTACCGCTACTACTCGAAGCACGTTGACTGAAACCAGTGCGGCGTCCCGTAGCGCGTCCCGTGAAGAGTTGAAGGATTATAAGGCCACGAGCAATGATGGAAGTTGGAGCATGTCTGACTCCGATGGTGTGACCGGCGAACTGACTGCTATCAGTGCGGATAATCCGGTGGTTAAATCGTTGATTAACGGTCGTGACGAGGGGCAGACTCCTGACGGTTTCAATCCGAATCATGCGACCGGAGACACGGGTAACGCCTACGAGTTTTCGCAATGCACTTGGTGGGCTTACGTGCGCCGCCACCAGTTGGGATTGCCCGCTGGCTCCCACATGGGTAATGGTGCCGACTGGGCGAACACGGCCCGTAAACTCGGATATTGGGTTGACAACACTCCCCGTGTCGGTGATGTGATTTGCTTCCAACGTGGACAATACGATTCAGACCCCACGTATGGTCATGTGGGGATTGTCGAAAACGTTGTCGCGGATGGTTCCATCACCACGTCCGAATGCGGTAGCGCATACAATGGCAAACCGTTCAGTCGCACTTTCACTGCGGAACAGGCGTCCCAACTGCAATTCATCCACTACTGACCGGAAGGACAACATTCCATCCAAAATGAAAATGGAAATAGGCAAACCACAGTCAGACGGTTCCGTTGTCGTCACAATGACTCCCCAAGGCGCGATAACAGGCCATGAGTTCGTGAAAGCCAGAGGTGGCACACCCTACCGGCTCGACACCGGCGGGGATGGAATCTTCGACCCATTCCAAGAAGACGGAAAGAACAGCAAAAGCCCATCGAAGAAATGATTTGCGGCACAGAAAGCCGCCAGAAGGGAAAGATGTAAACCATGTTGGATAAGAAAACAGCGCAGGAAATAAGCGAACTGTGCGTTGAGAAAATCGATTGGACGATAGTCGGCATTGAAGGTGGCACCGTAACCATCTTCACCGGCAAGGACAGGTATTACGCGTCCTACGGTACCGAAGGTAGTGACCCCATCACGGAGACGAGCAAGTCAAAGGAACCCGGCAACGCGAGGTGGTTTGAACGGGACGGAACCGTGTCCTCCGACCATCCGGTAATCTGCACGGTGAGCGTGCATGGCGGGAAGGCTGAGACGGACGTTCGTCACATGCCGCCCATGTTCGATGAGGAAGCCTACGAAGCTGTTGCCAATATGGAACTTGATAGGAAATTCGTCCACGATGAAAGTGGAGAGGATTATTGGCCGGATTGGCCGAAGGACACCATCAAGGCATGGCAACAGTTCCGGGATGAGATTGAAGACATTCCGGAAGACTACAAATACGTTCTATTTGAGGTCGAGCCGAGCACGCAGAAACTTCTGTTCGCCTTGTCGGAAATCACCGGAATACACTATCTGTCTGAAATTCCACTCACCATCAAAGTACTGCCCGAGGATGCGAAACAAGTCCGATTCAGCATTCCCGAAAGCGAAGCGAAAATGTGGTGGGATGTTCGCGCCCGCAGTTGGGATAGCCGTTTCATCATATGTACCCACCAGTGGCCGTTCCACAAGAAAGGACAATTGATGTACACCATCATCGACCGGAAGCGTAACATTCGCGGCGCATGCACCTATCTGGGTGGCGGGGCGAGCAAGGACGGCACGTATACGGACGCGGAATGCGCGGAACTCATCAGCCGACTATCCGACCCGAAGGACGAAACCCAAGTCAGCTACCGCAACTACGTGCCCTTGCGACTCGTGGAATACCGGTAGAAATTAAAAGAAAGGAGCCGAATATGGGAACCGACATCACCGTAACCCAATTGGGCAGTCCCGCCGACCCCACCTATCTCGTCCGCCGTGGCGACGAATTCTGGAGCGAATGGCATTTAAGCCGTTCCGAAGCCCAACGATTGGCCTCTGAACTAAGGAGCATGGGACTTTGAGGTTGAGCAATAGAAACAGCATTCACTCCCTCATGCTCGTGCTTTCACTGTGCGCGAACTGTCTGATGGCATTGCCCGCCACTGCGATGGCATACCCTCCATCAAACAACGCCGTATACTCCGTGCGTTCGTTCCCCGCTACCACGACCACGCGCCGAGACCTGACCCGCGAAAGCGTCAGCACCGACGTGCAGTCGGACAGCGATTGGGGTGGTATCGAAAACCTAATTGTCCCGCAGACGAAGTCCCAAGCCGAGAAAGATGCCGAAGCGAAAGCCCAACAGGAAGAGGAGACCCGCAAACAGGCACAGGAACAGGCGGCACGACAAGCCCAAGCGCAAGCTATCCAACAGGAGGAAGCCAGCAGGCGTGCGGAACGAACCGTCATCACTCCCCCAGCATCCAAAACCGGACAAGCCGTGGCAGAATATGCAATGCAGTTCAGCGGATACCCATACGTGTACGGCGGCAACCAGCCATCAGGCTGGGATTGTTCCGGATTCGTCCAATACGTGTTCGCGCAATTCGGTGTCAGTCTCCCCCACCAGTCAGGCAGTCAAATGAGCGTCGGTTCGCCCGTGGCATCATTGGCGGAAGCCCAACCGGGTGATATTCTCGCCAACGGTTCGCACGCCGCCATCTACATTGGCAACGGCATGGTCATGAACGCCATGAGTCCAAGCCAAGGCACTGGAGTCGCACCGGTCAGCATGGTCATGTACGGAAGCTACGCAATCAGACGAATCGTCTGAAAAATTCCTCCCTATCGTATTTTTTGGTTTCCTATTGTTCCGACGAAAAAATACCTTAAGCTGGAAAACAAAAACCCCAAAAATGAAAGGCTTTCCGACATGAGCGACCCTAATTTCCCTCCACAGCAGTACCCAAATCCCAGTCAGAGCCAGCGGGCACAATACGACCAGCCGCGACAGCAGGTCTACCAACAGCCGCAGTATACGCAACCGCAAGCTAACCCATATGCGACCGGCCAACAGTATGCTCAGACCCCTCAATACGGTCAACCCCAATATCAGCAACCGCAGTATGCGCAATACCAGTATGGTCAGCGACCGTATGTGAATCCGCAACCTGCCGACACGGGGTCGTTCGGATGGGCGGTATTGGGATTCTTCTTCCCTATCGTCGGACTCATCCTCTTCCTCGTCTGGAAGTCGGAGAAGCCAGTCAGCGCGAAACAGGCAGGAATGGGAGCGTTAGCATCAGTCATCTCCACCGTGGTTCTATGGATTCTGCTCATAGTGTTCGCCGCAATGGTTGGAAGCGCCGTAACATATTGAGCCTGACAGCCCGCCCAATTTTTTTGATAAAAAACCTGCTATCCAGTAATAACAACCTTGCTGTACTTTATAGTGAATGTTGGAAGCCGACAGTCGGTTTCCACCCAAAACGAGGCTAAAGGATTGGGATGAAGGAAAATTCCATTCCAATCCTTTCCCTACCCCCCCTACAAGCAAGGAGATAATCCAAATGACCATGCCGCAACAGCCGCAAGTCAACGTGAATATCAGCCAGCCGCCACTGCCGCCACAGCAGCCCCCAGTCCGGCAGAGCAATCTCCGAACCAAACGCAGCCTACTCAAATACGTGCTCCTCGGCCTCATCACATTAGGCATCTACGACATCTGGCAGATGAGCGAAGTCGGTGAAACCCTGAACCTCATCGCCACCCGACGTGACGGCAAACGCACCATGCACTACTGCCTCATGTTCTTCCTCGTCGGCTGGCTGACCCTTGGCATCGGCTGGCTTGTCTGGTTCCACAAGCTCAGCTCCCGTATCGGCACCGAACAGGCCGCTCGTGGACTGCCGGTCACGGTCACTGCCGCAACCTACTGGCTGTGGAACATTCTCGGCTCTCTCATCATCGTCGGCCCATTCATTTACACATACAAGCTTCTGCACGCCATGAACGACCTGTGCGCCGACTACAACGTGCGTGGATGATTTTTCGCATGTAAGGAAGAAGGAATAAAATCATGGTGACGTTCATTTTAGGACTTCTCGTCGGAATACTTCTTGGCATGATTGTCATGAGCATGTGTGTGGTCGCGAAACAATCCGACGGTAGGAGTGTCCTCGACACTCATGCCGAAAGCGTTGAGGACACTCCGTCGGACGGTGAGAAGGACTAGTCTCGTTGAAAAACAAACTCCTCTACCGGTCAATACCGGCTATCATCATGCTGGGGATGCTTTCGACTGGAGTACCAGCGAATGCCGCTGACGCTACGGGAAGTATTCCGGTCGGCCAGTCGGCCACACAAGTTTTGAGCACGCTTACAGTTGGTGTGAAATCCGATGTATCCTCCGACCGCAAGTCGCACCAGTGGAACAAGGTCGATGGCAAGACCGGCAATTATACGACCCGTGACCTCGTGTTGGAACGTGACATGAGCAATGTCACCTACAATAGTCGCGGCAACGTGAACACCGGCATCCTATTGGAACCATACACGGGTAAAACCATCCACTTCCAACGAGGCCAGTCGAACAAGACCGAAGGTGGAAGCGCGTCCAACCGTGACGGTGGTATTCAAATCGACCATGTGGTGGCCTATGCGGAAGCGTATCGTTCCGGATTGGACAAGCTCGACTTCCAGCAACGTGACACGTATTATAACGACCCGGACGTTCTGCTCGTGTCCCAAGCGGAAGCCAACAATGTGAAAAAGGACGGCACCATAGCCGAATGGAAGCCATCCAATCAAGCCTTCCAATGCGATTATGCGAGTCTGCAAATCGGCATCAAAGCCAAATATGGGCTGATGGTAGACCAGAAGGAGCATGATAAGCTTGCACAAGTATTGGCTTCTTGTCCAACTGAAACCATCATTTCCACCAGTCAGGTGAAACAACGGTTAACCAGTGGGACATCAGAGGGGAACAATACAGGCACCGCCAACAATAATACGACCGGTGGCAACAGTCAGAACAGCCAATACAACGGTTCCACCAACAGTAAGAACAATTCGCATACAACGAACAAACACCACACCACCACAACTAAGAAGAACTGGGTCAAAAACCTATTTAACGGACTCCTAAAACGATTCTTCTAGAACAGCCATGAACACAAGTAGTCCCGCCATTCACTTTCGGATGGCGGGACTACTCATATATCAACTATGTTCTTCGTCCCATTTGTCCAAAGTTTCCAACAGATTGGGCAAGCCGAAATAGTCGTAGGTCTGCCCGTATTGTTTCCCACCTTTGGTCTCATATATAATGGTCATCATTTCCGGGTCATCACCGCAGGTTTCACAAACGGCTTGGTAGAAAGGCATGTAATCATAGTCGGTTACTTTGACCGGTTCGTCTTCGCTTCCGTCGAATAGTTCGGGAGACTTGGTTTGGAGTACGCGCATGAGTAGTTGTTTTGTTGTTGTCGCCATATTTTTTGATTGTAGAGCATGTTTGCCGTTTCCTTTAAAGTTTGATTTTCTCGCATTTTCACTCGTGTTATACTGAGTGTGTTCACATGCTCTATCCAAAAAGGAACAAAAATGGAAAAGCCAAAAACCCCAATCTACAATCCCGAAGACCTGAAAGCACTTCCAGTAGGAGCATGCCCCTACTGTGGCGGAAAAGCGACCGTCACACTAAACCAGAAGAAAGAATACACCTCATTGCGTGACTATCCCGCAGGATTTTTCATCTACGGGTGCAATGTGAAATGTGAGAACGGATGCGACTTAGTCCACTTCTACATTCCCCATGACGGAGACGAATGCCTACTCCTGAACGAAGCCCTCGACGCCTACCGTAAGGATTGGAAGCATATGTGCGGCATGGTGAAGAATCCAAGCCCTTGCGGAGTGTGCGGCGTCAAACCGAAGTGGACTGTCACATCTGATTCCGCTCGTATTGAATGCCCCAAATGCGGTAGAAGTTTTCACGACGACTACAAGTACTACCATTTAGGCGATTTGATGTTGAAGTGGGAGAAAGACCAGCGGGAACGGTCTAAAGCAAAAGAGGCGGAGGCCAAATTGAACGATTGGGCATTATCGGAATGAGTGGAGCATTCAATCCGAACACCAACCTTCGATGCGACAGAAAAACCGTTAACGGAACCCGCTGGTGCGAAGACCACAAGGACGAATGGTGTGACGAATGCAGCAGACACGCTATGCGCGTCCGCAACGACTACCTCGGTAAGAAGATTGCTCCGCGCCTGTGCGACCGGTGCAAGGGATACACGGGAGAGTAGGTAGGAGAACGATAATGTCCTACAGGAAATGCGACGAGAATCTTGGCAGAGTGCTAGACAGGTTCGACCCTGACACGCCCGTGTTCCTTTACTTTAAGGGTGGTACCGCATATTTCGACCATGGAGTATCCAAGGCGGGTGAACTGTGTGACAATCCTTATATTCGAGGCTTGCACTGCGTGTGGAAACGTAATTCCCAGATTGCCGGTTGGCGTGGATGGGAGTTGGGTGTGGATACGCCGTTCGACTCCCGTAAGTATCGGCATCTAGAAGAGGACGAACAACTCCGGTTGCTCAGACAGTTCATCGATGGGGACGATTTGAGGCATATCAGGCAGATTGCCGAAGCTGGGGACAGTGGTCTGGTCGCGGATTTGGTTTCCATTCTGGAAACGGTTCATGCTCGATTGAAGGAGTCGGAGTAGTTCGTATGCTATACTGGCAGCGTTCACACAAAAACAAAAGAGAAAAGGACACGCCATGCTTAAGCTAACCCAAGCACAACTCGAATACCTCTCCACACTGAAAGAACTCCCGGAAACGGAACATCCCGAAGACAAGTGCGCCCTCATCTGGGTAGGCGGCTCCCACGCCTACGGTATCGCGGACGAGCATTCCGACGTGGACGTTCGTGCGGCGACCATGCCGACCATGCGGCAAATCCTCTCCCTCCACGATTACGGGGAGAAGCACATGCCGGACTCCGACATGGTCGTCCGCTCCTATCTCAAAGTGGCGCGAATGCTCCGCGACGCGAACCCCAACATGGTGGAACTCGCCAACCTGCCAATCGACTGCATTCTGCACTGCGACGACTACGGTTTCCGCCTGTTGCAACTCGCCCAGAAGCTCGCCGTCAACACGAAATGCAAGTCAACATTCTCCGGATACGCCTACCAGCAGACCATGCTGGCCGAACGGCGTGAACATGAAGGCAACATGAGCAAAGCATATAAGGCCATGGCCCACGCGTTGCGCGTCTACCGTATGGGAGCCGTCCTATTGGAGTCCGGTGAGGTTCAGGTGAGTCGTGTCGGTATCGACCAAGAGGAACTATTGGCCATCCGGCACGGTGACTTCGACCCCGAACAGTACGACTTGAAGCTTCTGGACGCCAAGTCCCGGTTCGAGGAAGCCGCCGAACACACCCGGCTCCCCCAGCCCGTGAGCGATACGGAATTGCAGGATATGGTATTGCCTATCGTCCATGAATACGCAAAATGCCTGTTCAAAGAGTCAGAGTATCAGTCCACGACAAGTTCGAAAACCGAAGGTTGATAGCGTGAAACCCCAATGATTCCAACGGTTTCGACACGCATACAGGTTTGACCAAACAGCCGTATCCCGTATACTTGATGTTGCGTTCAGCCGGTGGGTTGGGCGCCTCATAATTTGACGACTAAGTTCAAAAAGGCTTTTGGTCTTTTTCTCCTTTTGGTCTGGCTTTTTATGTGTGGACATTCGAAGGCCCCGCCACTGTGCGGGGTCTTCGTTTAACTAAAATCGGTCAGAACGGGTTGCCGTCCGGCTTGCCGCTGGTCTTGGTCGGCTGAGTCGGGGACTCCAGCATCGGAACCCCGCCAATAGCGCGTTGCTTCGATTCCAACGACTTCCGGCACGGATACGCCTTCAGTCCCTCATCGACGGCCTCTACATGCAGTTCCGGCCAATTCTGCCGAACCATTTCCAACGCTTTCTTGAAACGTTCCTTGAATCTGCGGAGTGGAGTGTCCGACGCGTCGAACTGCATTTGCAATCCGTTCCAAGGTATGAGAACCGGTTTAGAAATGTAATATGTTCTGCGGGCGAGCCACTGGTAGATGTCCAACGCTCTGGATGATTTCCCGAGATTCATCACTATCTCTCGGTTTAAAGGAACGGGATTCTCGTTGAGGATTCCCCACATAAGTTCGGAGAATCGAATATACGAACCTTCCTTGTATTCGTCGGAATTTCTGTCGAAGCAGATGTGAGTGCAGTCGGCCACCAGAACATTGATGGCATCATGGACAGTTCTGCCCTGTTCGTCCTTGAACCAATTGGTCACTTGAAAGACAGTGCTCCCCAGATTCTCCAACATGCGGGTCACCTGCTCCCGTTGTCCATTGGCCGCGATTCCCGTGTTCTTGCAGAACGAATTAAATGTTTCGTCCAAATGGATTGTCCTGTTTTCGAAATCAACCATCGGGGACACCTCTTTTATGAGGGTTTGGGCGTACAGAAGGAATAGACGGGGGATTTTTCCGTAAGCCCACTGCCCTTTCCTTGGGGTCGTCGTTATGGACACGATTCCGTTGCTCCGGTTCAGATAAGGTACATCAGGCTCCTCCACTGGAAGCAGGGAGACCACTGATGAGAGGGTGGCCGCATAGGTTATTGTCTTCTTGCTGGGGTTGATGATATCCTTGTTCATGCTATCGGAATTCCTTTATTGTTGACCGATACTAACCTCATCTCGGTGCATACGGGATGAGGTTTTTATTTTTATCCTAATGGGTTTTTGGAATATTTTTTTATAAATCAGATTTTTCTGTTCACATTCTCAGTCAAGAGTCTTACATTCTCGGGCAGAAGTCTTACATTCTCAGGCACTTGGATGCTCTAATCCCTTGTGGGAGTAGGTCTAAGGGCACTGGCAATAGTATACAATAGATACAATAGTATACATAAGTATTTGTGGTACCGAATTTCTAAATGCTCTAAAAAACGAAAAATCGTTTGATTCAAAAAACATGAAATGATTTTTTACGATTTTTCTCCGACGTGTCTCAATGCTTTCGAAACCAGATACTTCGTATGCTATAGTGGAATAGTTTACACAAGAAAAAGAGCTTTTCACCAAACCGTAAAAAAACGGTTTCGCCCAAAGTCCTCACCCAAAAAAACCAGCTAAACTGGATATGTCCGCAACGAACCAAAACTGTCAAAGGAACGAAAGCATGGAAAACGGCTCCCCGAACAGGCTGCCCGACTGGACTGAAATCATCGACGGGAAACCCCAAAAACCCGACAATGGTTCCAACCATGTAGGCAGACACAGCAAAGGAAGCCACGCCCGACACGGAAGCAGACCAGCCAACACGGTTTCCACCGGTGAACATGTGCTCCAATGCTCCATCGGAATCATATTCACCATCGTCATCATCCTCATCGCCCAAATCGGTTGGATGTTCTTCGGACACGACTTGGACTCCATCCACACTCAGGTCGCAAACTCGAAAAGGGTCAGCCTGAACCAGAACATCGACTTGCATACGACCCGCATAGCCAAACCACAGTCGGGCGAAGTGCCGGTGGATGGCACCCCGACTCACGCGCAGGTAATCGGCTGGATGTATATTCCGAAAATCGAATCCGGTTGGAAGCGTGCAATCCAACAGGGCACCGACCAAATCGTGTTGGACAATCAGGGCATCGGACATTACGAGCAGACCGTCATGCCCGGTGCCGTAGGCAACAGCGCCTATGCCGGGCATCGCACCGGTGGCGACTTGGGTTACATCGACCGGTTGCAGACGGGTGACGCCATCGTCATCCAAACTGCCGAACACTGGTACGTGTACAAGATGACCGAAGGTTGGGTCACTACTCCGACCGACGTGAGCGTGTTGAACAATGACGGCGCGAACCCGGACTCCCGCGAATTGACGTTGACGACCTGCCATCCTATGAGCGTATGGGCCGACCAGAGCATCAAACACAGGTATATCGTCCGAGCGCAATTCTCCTATTGGGCGAACGTTTCCGACGGTATTCCCGCCGAGTTGAGCACCGCCAACGGGAACGTCGTCCAGAAGGCCGGATACAAGTGGCAGAAGACCGTCCGAACCGTCAGCGCCTACGCTCCCGCGAGCATGATGTTCGCCGTGATTCTGCTTGTCGCGTGGATGGTCATGAACGGACTGTGCTGGCTGTTGTGGCGTGGGGAGCGGGAACGCAAGCCGGTGTCTTGGAACGTGCTCGTATTGTCTTGGCGTCTGCAACAGGGCGTCCTGCCGTTGCGCCTGTTGAACATGCTGTTGTTCTGGGGTGGTTTGGTTCTGCTGTTCTGGTGGTCTGTCAGCCCGCATTTCGACAGTTGGTTCCCGTTCCTGCAATCGGTGGGATTGCCGAACGTCACGTTCTGACCCATTCCCTGAAACATATTTTCCGCAAAAACTAGGAGGTAGCCGTCATGCGGCAAACATATCTGACCAGCGACAATCCGACCGTGGTGAACCGACTGCGCAAGGACTGCCGTGAATACGCGCGTCAACGCGAACTGGAGGAATGGTTCGAAAACATCCACCATGTCCGTCTGGCGTGGAAGGAGGACGCGGATGGCAAGCGAACCGTCGAAGGAGTTGAAGCCGTCATGTCCAAGGAGACCCTGACCATCCAAGGCAAAGGCGATTTGAAAGGCTACTGGCTCATGCCCATGAACGGCGTGTACAAGCCATGCAAGAACAATGTTGAAGTATGGAGGATGCTCCGCCAATTCGAATGGCGTCCCGACCCTCTGCCGGGCATCGTCAGCTCATACACGTATACGCCATACGTGGACATGTTTATCGAAGACGACAAAGCATATCTTTCCATGCCGGTGGAAAGCTGGGATGACTCTTTGTGGCATAAGAGCACGAAGGGAACATTCCGTAAGGCCGAGGAACGTTTCAACGACGGCGCTTCGGGAGATGACCGGTGATGCTTCATGTCTTGACGTTTATGGTGGTGGCGTTCTCCTTGGTAACACTGCTGTTGTCGTTCCTGTTCTTCCTCTCCGTCCAACATCCCCACCTGTTGGGACGTAAGGTCGCAAGATGTGTCCGAGTTGGATGTGTGGGATTCTCCACTATGACAGCCGTCGTGGAGTTCCTTCGGTGCTTCCGGTTCGGTAGCGTAAGCTCCGGCATGTGCGGACTCATTTGGATTGTCACCGCGTTAATCTGGCTGTTTCTTATCCGCTGGGATGATAAGTCCGACGGTTTGGACGGTTCCGACTTGGAAGACCCGTCGGAATGAGCGAGCAGGGTGTCTTCGACGCGTTGACGGCTCTGTACGTGGTTGCGTTCTTCCTGTTCATCGTTGGAACGATAGTCTGGACGGGGAACAGAAGACGCGCCCGCAAACATCCCGGCAAAGGGTATGCTCCCCGATGGATTCGCTTGGGGACGATAGTATGCTCACTGTTGGTCGCCTTGTTGGAAATCTGCCTGTTCATAGGCAAATGGGGTTTCCTTGACGGACTGTCATGCGTATTGTGGATTGTGGTGTCGGCATTGTGGATTGCCGAATACCGGTTGGAAAGAAGCCGAGAAAGGAAAGACGGCTGAATGCTTCCGTTCCGTAGATTCAAACGTGACGCGTATATGCTCGACCAGTGTGCGACCATGGTGGAGGATACTGTTCACGAGATTGGCGAATACGTGAACAAGGATGAGGATATGACCGATTCCATGACTCAGACGCTCTCTCACCTGTTGGATGTGTACAACGACTTGTTGGACGTGTTGGACGATGACGAACTGACTGTGAATCCTCGATTGCATTTCCGACAGTATCCACGTGTTCGCGGGTATATTCGCGACTCCTGTAATCGTTGCCGTTCGGCTGTTGAACAGTTGACGCAACTGGTGGACATGCAGGACGAGCTGAACGACATCGAATGCTATGCGAACGGTGAACTGGATTTCGGTGGTGATTTCTGAAACAAAACCACCGATGTTATACTGAGATTGTTCACATAAAAAGTTTTGGAAGAAGGAAAACGCTATGGGCACACCATGCGTCATCGCCATGCGAAACGGCGAAGACTTGTACCATTGGATATTCAGCCCTTACGACGGGAATATCCAATCCGCGGGACGTATGCTTTTCGACCATTACGACACTAGAGAGAAAGTAGAACGATTGCTGGATAACGGCGACATCGACCTGCTTGCTCCCACCGTCGAGGAATGCGAGCCGTTAAGCGAACGAAGCCCCTACTATTCCGGCGGGCAAGGCTCCAAGGACGAACTTCCGATGTTCGGTGAACTGCACACGTACATCTGGCGTGACGGATACGGGTGGGGTTGCAAACCTATGCTGTGGGAGGCTGTAATGCCCTTGAATCTGTTGCTGGGTGTGGAGAACCCTTGGGTCTGACAGCCAGATTATGCTATAGTGGGCATGTTCACATATTTTGAAAGGCCAAAAACATGCTCAATTTCGAATCCGTCAACTGTGACGGCAAGCACATCAATTGGGAGTTCAACACACTAGAGGAAGTCCACCGACTGTTCTGGTCGGAAGACTGTCCTCTCCCCTCCAACGACGACCTAATCGTCCACGCCGAACTAGACGGCAAACCACTGCCAAAATGTATAGCGTTCCTCGACCTTTTACACATGCTTGGATTGGACGAGGAACAATATCCGCCCGAAAAGGGGAAAACCCATAAGCTTATCGCCATCGACTTGGACAACACTCTCGTAGACTATACGACAGCGTTCAAGGATTGCATCAGCCAATTACAGAAGAAACCGTTCAACGCTCCCGAACCAACCGACTACGGTTTCGCCTGTGAAGGCTGGTTCGAAACCCATGCGGAATTCCGTGAATGGCATCATTGGTCGGTGAACGCGGGACTCTATTTACGTGAACACATGTATCCACATGCTATGGAAGCTTTGGTGAAGCTAATCGGCATGTCGGAAGACAATCGTCTCCTATTCGTCACCTCCCGTGACGACGACCGTGATGATACTCGACGCTGGATGATAGCCATGGAGTTCGACACGAGCCAGAACCATAACCTGTGTCCCCGCCGTAATCTGGACGACCTGCGACGCACGGAAGGTGACGCCGTATTCGCCTCGGACATCCGCCGAATGGCTGAAAAAGACTGGTATGACAAAGACCTCATTACCAACATCGGATACACGTACACGCCGTCACATCGAGGTATCCCTTACTGTCATCTCAAGCAGAAGAACCTGCTCAAAGCCGACTTGTACGTTGAAGACAATCCCATAATGCTGGACACGCTCATGCACGAAGGACTCCCCGTCTTGGCGAAACGCCACGGCTACAACGTGGAACAGTGCGAACGGTTGGAGCATGAGGGCGGTGGAGCTGTGTTCGACTCGTGGAGCGAAGTGCCCGAACTGGTTGACCGGATTTTGTGAAAGGAATGACGTTGAGAAAAAGAAAACCCGTGGTATACGGTTTCAGAGACCCCGCATTAAGCCTACTGCCGTTGGGTGCATGCCCGTACTGTGGAGGAAAAGTCACGTTCGACTTAGTGCAAGTGACATCCGACTCCAAGCTGTTCTCCCGCCCAGAGGGTTTTATCGTTTGGTGTGTGAAGTGCGAGAACGCGTGCGACTTGGAGCATTTCTTCAGGCTTCACGGCGAATGGGATAGCCCATACAAGGATGATGCGGTCGGGATACTCCGCGAACAATGGGCCGGAGCGTGCTCCAAGTTGAAGAATCTCAAACCCTGCGGCAGATGCGGAGTCAAACCGGTTTGGAGAATTCAACCCGACTCAGCCCGCGTGGAGTGTCCCAAATGTGGCAACGGATTCTCGGACGACTCGGAATACTACGAGATAGGACGTCTGGCTCTGAAGTGGACCATGAGCCAGTCCAGACAGGGCGACGCGTACCGTTTGGAATCGATGCTGAACGGCTGAATATCCTACTCAAGGGAAAGGACCGGGGGAATGATAGAACAGGACAAGAAGCCCGTCATCAAGGCCGTGGCCTACGAGGTGAGGCATGAGCCGGAGGATGAATACGATTTCGGATATTCTGAAACCCGCTACCGGCTCGTGAACATGGACACGGGTGAGATTGTGGATGACGCGCAAGGCTACGGGTACAAGACCGCCGCCGGAGCACACCGGGCTTACGGGTATAAGAGCATGCCAAAGAGTCGGAAGAGGAAAATCGCTTCCGTCAAGGAACGTGCGCGCCGCTTCCGCGAGGACAATCCGAGTTTCGTGGACGACTTGGAGTACGGCATGCTGAACGCGTGCAAGGAAGGCGTCGAATACACGTTCGAGGATTTCAAGGAACTGCTGGACGAGGAGAAGCCTGACTTGAAAGGACTGACGGCGGAGCAGTTGTTTCGATACATCTGATTTTTCTTCGATTTTCTATTACGGTTAAATGGGGTGTCTAAGAATATCTTTTTCAGGCACCCTTTGCTTTTGATTGACTAGTATCCTCTTTCTTGTTATACTGGTAGTGTCCACATATGGGCGTGGTTGGCTAACCGCCAATCCCGCCTCACATCAATTACAACCAGAAGGAAACACCTGCATTGGGTATCGAAATCTACGAACAGGACAAGTACGCAACCCACGTCGTCACCAGCAAAGGTGAAATCAAATACGAGTGCAGTGCCCGCAACGTGGCCGAAGCCATCGTCGAAGAACACAACAAGCACAACAGTGGGGAGCCATGGCGTGTTGGCGCCACCGTCACCTTGGTCAGCGCCAAGAACATCGCATGGCGTGCCGAAGCATCAATCGATTGGGATAAGGTCAAGACCGGCAAGAACGCTCCGGCCAAGTGCGTGAAGGTCACGGCTTCGGAAACCCAGACGAACTTGCAGGTAAGCAAGCCGAAGGTCAGTGCCACCTATCTGTTGTTCAACGGTGACAAGCCGGAAAACTACATGCGTTGGCATGCCACGGCGTCCGATAAGGATGTAGCCATGGTGTTGGCGAAACAGGCGGCTGTCAAGGCTTTGGAAGCCTATCTTGAGAAGATTGGCAAGACCGTCAAGACTCCGGCCAAGCCGACCGTAAAGCCGTCCGGGAAGGTTGCTAAATGAGCGACCGGAACAAAGCTGACGAGAATCCGGATGACGAGTATTTGTTGGACGCGCTTCGAGACTTAGGCCCCACGCCAATCGAGGAGCTTATCGACAAGTCCAGCATGGACGACGGGTCGAAGAAACAGTTCCATGAATCACTGCGAGCGCATGATTCCGATGTGGCGCGGGAGCAGTCGGTGAAGATTGCCGTCGGTGAGGCGTTGTTGGAATTGGACAGGTTGCGTGAACGGTTGGATGAAATCAGCGCGTTGACCGTGTGGGATTCCAGTCGGGCGTTGTCCGATGCTATTCCTTCCGTCGAGGCAATCCGCGTCATCCTCAAGCAGATACGCGGCCATGACAATGGTTGTGTGGATTCCGGTTCTCGAATCCGTTATCGTCTGGTGTGTGATGTGGACGGTGGTATCCTGCCGTTGCTCGGTCAAATGTCGGACGGGGCTGATGGGTTGGTGTATCTGAAGAACGTGCTTGACGCTTGCAAGTCCGCCAATATCGAAGGGAACCCGCGCATCCAGTACGCGTATGCGACCGGTTGGAGGGACTTGAACTGAAATGTCCAAGTTCGACAAGACAGCCGTGTACGGGAGGGAGAATCCGTTCATTCCCTCCCCTGAGACCATGGACGCGTTGAAGGACGCGCTCATCGAGGAGGCTGACGAGCGTTCCGACATGCTTATCGGAATGACCACCGCGCCTGATGGGAGGAAGGTTCTTCGTCGTCAGAGCGCGGGGCGCAACACTGGATGGCGTTCCCTTATCGGATTGCGTTATCGTATCCAGACCAAGGAGGAGGCCGACGAACTCCGTTTGGATTATCGTCGTTTCTTCGAGGGGTACGTGGAGCGAACCGACAAGAGCGAGCGTCGTAACCTGTTGGATTTGGAGCATAAGACCGTGGACGGCGCGTACCGTTACACGGTGGAAGGCGTGGTGGCTGACTGTGAGGAGACGAGCGTATCGAACGGGTATGTGTCCCGCCTGTGTCTGATGTTTCCGCATGTGGTGAATTCGGATGGTTCTCAGACGCTTATCGACTCGCATATTTGGCTTGCCACGTTCGTGAAGAACACTGTTATCCGTCCCGACCGTATCGAGCCTCATAATGGTTCCGCCGACCGGCTGATGACGATTCGGTTGGGTGACACGTTGCGTGTGGACGCCGGATTGTGTGCGTATACGGATAAGCGTGGCCGTCACCGTTTCGGATTGGCGGATTGGACTCCGTTGGACTCGCATTTGAGGTATCTGCAACTCCGTTCGGATGGTACCACCACTCCGCGCGTGGTCAGCGAGCGCCTGTGTGGGCGTGAGTATGATATCTGCTGGTTGGAGCGGGATGGTAGGCCGGGTTTTCGTTCGGTGATGTTGGATGGGTTGAATGCTCGTGTGAAGGCGGGTTGGAGTTCGTATGATTGGCGTCATCGTCCGTTCCTGTCGGATGGTGATGGGTTCCCGTCCGTTTGTCTTGACCAGTATTTGACGCTTGACCCGTATAAGGGTGAGGCTCACGTGGTGTCCCGTTAGTCGGATTGAGAGGATTTTTGTGTTGAGGAATTGTCTTAAGAAAGGTTTCCGTCCGGTGGCCGTATTGACTGTGGCGGTTCTGATGTGTTCTCTAGGTGGATGTTCGGACAGTGAGTCGGGTTGGTTGGAAGGCCGAGCGTTCACCATGAACGCGTATAGCAACACCGGTGAGCTGACGTTGACGAGTCATGCCGAGAAAATCGGGTTGGACGGCAATGTGACCACCGACTCCCGTTACTACGGCATCGGCACCAATGGTTCGGTTTCCTCCGGTTCGACCGATTCCCTGTCTTCGGTCATTACCGTGACCCTTGACGGCAGGGAGTTGGACTCCTGCGGGGATACGCTCATCTTCACCGAAGATGGGTTGGAGCCGGTCAAGGATTTCGCCGCCGACGCTCTCAAATCTCAGGATACGGAGAAGACGACCGGTACCGGTTCGACGTCGCAATTGTTGAACCGGTATAAGGATTCGTTTGCCAAGAAGCATGTCGTGGTCATCAAAAGCCAAACGGGAATGCCGATTGAAGCGTTCAACGGCGACAGCATCAAATGGGATATAGACGACAATCTGCCCAAAACAACAAGACTCATGGTTGATGGTAAAACGATGTATATCCATCGGGCGAACTTTCAAATCATGGATAAGGATTCGTTGCAGTGAGCCACGATACCGAACCGGAGGGGGCCAAGTTGGTTAGCATCGTAGAGAGGGAAGCCGAGGAAGCGTATCCCACCCAATATTGGGACGATTCCGATATTAAGAAAACGTTCGAGGCCGATAGTGACGATTTGCAGGAAGCCTACGTGAACGGGCGTCTCCACCCCGCTTGCGGGGAGGAGATAGAAGCCGTGGCGAAATATCTCATGTGGTCGGACGAACTCCCGCGATGGAAGAAGACCTACGGGACGACACCCGACGAGGACTTCTTCTGGAAGCGGGCTGAAACGGTCGGCACACGCGACGGATACCTGACGTTAGCCAAGGAGCTTTTGGAAATCGCACGAAAGAAAATCGAGGAGGGACTAAGGTGATTCGACTGGCCGAGACACGGGAAAAACTCATCGCCGTCGATTTGGACGACATCTTCACCGACCATACGGGCGCGTTCCGCGAGGTATTGGCCCAGCTTGGCATCAACGTTCCCGACGGGTATACGAATCGTGTCCTTCCGGTGTTGGGGGCTTTTCTGGCCTACTAGACACAAACTATGCTATAGTGGACGTATTCACACATAAAGGGCCTTCAGACAAAGGAAGAAGCAAACCATGGACACGTCCACCACCTTGGAGGAACAGATACAGGCTTTGATGGATTCGCTGGCCGACACCGCACTATCCGCCGCCGAGTCGCGCCATCAAAGTCAGGCCGGAGAAGCCCACCTGCTGTACGCGCTCTACCGGAACGACGGACTCGTAGGCTCGATGCTTCGAGGCTACGGGTTGGAATCCTCTGAAATTCGGCTCCTCATGTCCGATATTCCGAACCGTCCGTTGAAAATGGGAGAAGACCCGGTATTGTCTTCTTCCAGCCGTCACATATTGCACGATGCCCACGACGCGGTGGAAGTGTTGCGCCACGTGCAACGTGATAGTCATGTCGAACTCCTGCTCCGCGCCCATGGCATCGAACTGCCCGAACATCAACCCACTCGGGAGCAGGTCGAGGCGGCGTCAAGAACCGGCGTCAACCTAGCCCAGACCGTCAGCCCCAACCGTGGGCGTCAGGTCGGTGTGGATTATCTCTCCTACACTCGGCTCATGCTCGAAGCCGCGTTGAACTGAACGAAACCAGCCGAAAGGAATACCCATGGAAAACACTGAGATGAAAAACGGGGAGACGGACGCCGTGGATGCAATCATCGCATGGTTGGACGAGCGGATAGACAGGACGGAAAAGACCATGTCCGCCGGTGAGGACGATTTTTCATGGCTTGCCGACCGTGAATACCTGCAAGCCTACCGAAACGCCCGCTCACACATGACAGCCCTGCGCGGCACGGACGAATACACGGTGCGACATCTGGCCGAATGGTGCGGGATTCGTAAGAGGGAGGCGAAGAACAGTCTGCAACGACTGTTGGAATCAAACATCCCGTATGGAGATGATTCCATCACCTGCGCCGATTCGAGAAGGTTCGCCTACCAGACAATCATCGACCGTTGCGAAGAAGAAGACAAGGAGGTTCGGAAGTGACCAATACGACAATCAGCGACATCGTCCGGTACGCGGACAAGACCGCCCGCGAACGGAACGTGAAGTGGATGGACACGACCATCCTGCTCAAGGCCCTCATCTGGTCGGCCAGTGAAGCCTATCGCATTCTCCAACGTGGCGGACTGGGGTATTCGGAAGACAACCCCGACTATCTGACGAGATTCGACCGAGAGCTGGTGAGATTCGACAACGAACCGTTGGAGGAAGGCGAGAAGCCACGGTTCACTCCGGTCGCCTTACGGTTGGTCGAGCATGCGAACAGCCCACTCGCATTGTTGAGGGCGATGCAACACACCGACTGCGAGGGCAATCTGATTCTCAAAGAACATTGGATATGCCCCCCCCGAACATGAGCCTTCGGACGAGCAGGTGGAGCGTGCCGCCGAAGCCGGATACTTCCTTTCCGCCCGCTCCTACTTCTCCTACGGAAACCTGAAACCATGGGACAAGGTGAAGCAAGCGTCCAAGGAGAAATGGCGGGAATGGGCGCGGCTCATGCTCGAAGCCACACTCAACGGAACGGAGGAAGCATGGTGAAGAATCTGGATTGGCTTATCGACAAGCTCTGGCGGGTCGCCGACTACACGGAGTTCGAGGTCGGGCGGAAGACCCGACCCTGAAGGCAGTGGAAGGAATCGAACAGTGAACGTCAACGGCGTGGACATCGAATACCAGTTCGACGGCGCGCACGACGCGCGTCCCGCCGAACATACATTGCACGGCTTGGACGGGTTGAACCTGTCAGGCTTGGATTGGATGCGCCTGTCGCACGTATGCCGTCTCATGGCCGCACGCGACCGTAATCCGGAGCGGGCGTTCGTGCGCGTATCCGGTTGAACGGCGGACAGGCCGAACATGAGGCTCATCATGGACGTGCTTCAAGACGATGACGGTACGGCCAGCGTGCCACTGCCGCTCACATCCGACTATCTGCTGGTTGATTCCGCCGAATGCGATGACCGATGCCAATACGGGTGGTTGAGCGTGCTGGAACAGCTGCCCGAACATGTGGACTACGGTCGGTTGGACGAGACCGGCATGCGGGTCATGGACTGGCTGAACGGCATGGCGGACCCGTCACCGGAAATCTTCGAGGATTGGGAGGCCATCGGCCTTATACGGCAGAACGTCTATGAGGACGAGCCGACCGGACTGGCGGACCTATTGCGTTCCACCACCCGGACGGAGCGCGACGAATGCTTCGACATGTTGGAACAGATGGAAACAGGGAGGCCACTGTAATGAACGACTGGCTACGCGTCACAACCATTGGCGGCGGCGACTACGAATGCCGTATGACCATTCTGAAAACGGACGATACGACCATCACCGTCACTCGTCCTTGGCATCACCATTGGACGGACGGTTGGGATTGGAAGACCATCATTCGCCAATGGCTGTCCGACGTGCCGGAAACGTTCGAACCATACGACGGGTTGGCCGAATGGCTGCGCGACGCGGATGCGGAACGTATCGACTGCTGGCATTGCCTGAGTTGGCTCGCCAACCACCAGCGGTCAGCTGTTGAATCCTTGTCGGACGCGGAAAAGAAGCGGCTTGCGTCTAGATGGGCTTGCCGACGCGGTGGAGGACGTACGACGCTGGGTGATGCGGCTCGAAAAAAGAAAACGGCATCACGGACGAGGAACTAGGCGAATGGGTGGAACACAAAACAGTCAGACAACAGCGGCGAAATGAGGACGACAAGTGAGCGCACGGACCGAAACACTGGCCGAGGTCATCGACTGGCTCGGAGACGAGGCGGACAGGGAATGGGAGCGCGCCAAAGACGGCCTGAGCGACGGATACGGCGGGTTCGACGCCTACACGCGGGCAATCCAGCACTGTCAGGACATGATTGTCGAGGAGAAGGCTTCGAGCGGGGAACACGCGGAAATCGCCCTGTTGAAGCATTTGTCCGACACGTTCGATGAACGGCTCCGCAAGGCCGAACAGGCCAAGGACAGGGGAGCCGACTACACGTACCACGACGGCCAGTCGGACGCCTTCGGGTGGGCGGCGACCTACTGCCGACTCATGCTCGAACGGGAACGACGGCACGAAGGAAAGGAACGGAACGATGCATGATTTCTCGCAATGGCTCCAATCAGCGGGCGGTACGGATGATGTGTGCGTACTCCTTATCGTCGGGGCGATTTTATGTATAGCCGTCGTTTTTATGACTGAATCTGTCATTCCGATTCTGCTCGCGTTCGGATGCTTCTGCCTGTCCGAGGGATTGTCCTCTCCAAATCTTGAATCGGAAATCAAGCAAATCTGGGGATTGCAGGAGGTCTCGTCCGAATGCGACCTGCCCGACCACGACCTGCCGACCAAGGACATGAAATGCTACGTGACCAACGGAAAAGGACATAAGGAATTGGTCGAAATCCGCGTATCGAAGGACGGAACCAAACTCGGCCTCTACGACACGGACGGCAAGGCACTGAAACAGACGGGAAGGGAGTAGGCAAGTGAAGGACTTCACGAAATGGGTGGAAGCTTGGAACACGTACATTCATCCGCCAACAAAGCAGGTGCCCCGGACCGCCGCTGAGTTGAGTGCCGGTGGGCATTCCGCATGGGTCATTATTGCCATAATGTGCATCTTCACTCTGGCTGCCATCATCCTCCATTGTCTGGAGGAGAGGTCCACCCTCTTCGTCGTACTCAGCAGCGTATTCACCGGTCTCGGCATCTTCATCGTCTTCCTTGGCACGGTGGCCGTCCTCATGTTGACCCAGCCGACGAAGACGGTGGACGAGAACGTGCCCCGCCCGGCATCATTCGTCACGCAGGTAGGGAGGGAGTTCGGCGTGCGCAACCTGTCATGTCCGGCCAAGGTTATGACCGCATCCGAACTGCCCGACATGGGGTCGTACCACTGCGTCTACACCTACGGCGCGAACGACGCGAACCTGCGGAACGTGACCCTCGTGGTAGCCGACGGCAACAAGGTCGGCCTGTACAAGGCAGACGGCAAGGCGTTGAAACCAGTAGGAAAGGACTAGATGTGAAGGACTTCTCTGCTTGGGCCAATGCGTGGAGCGACTACAGCAGGTCGGATGTCAATTATCTCGTTTTCGTCGTGGGTGGCACGGCGGCTCTCGTTGTCCTTGCTCTTTCCCTCTTATTGGAAAGCAACGGCACTGTTCTGACCTTTTTCTGCGGTTTAGCCGTCATCGTAACCCTAGCTGGCATATGGGTTGTGAACTTCTACCCGATTTGGATGGAGGATTCCCCTGAGCCAGCCGTCTTCACCACTCAGGTCGAGAAGGAGTTCGGCGTGCATGATTTCTCGTGCCCACCCGACGTCATGTCCGTCAAGGACGGTCTGCCCGATGCGGGCACCTATCGGTGCATCGTCACCGACGGCAAGGACGATTCGACAGTAAGGGACGTGAGGCTCATCGTGACGGCGGACAACAAGGTCGGACTCTACGACGCTGACGGAAAGGCATTGGAATGATAGACATGAGCGAATGGGCGAACGGTTCCCACAACAGTTTCGGGGACGCCATATATATGGCGACGTTGACCACGGTGCTGGTTTTCGCCGTGCTGGGCGTCGTCTGGCGGGCGGGCAGACGCTTGGCGCTTCGCGCGACGCATCGTATCCCACGGGACGCCCAGCCATTGCTGGAGGACACCAAATTCGTCATATGTCTGGCCCTTGTGGGCGGCTTCGGACTGCTCCTGACGTTGAACCCCGGTCTTCTCGTTCTCCCGAAGGACACCACGTTCACCGAACAGGTGGTGCGACAGGCCGGATTGGAGGCGTTGTCTTGCCCGACCATCCTCGACTCCAAGTACATGCCCGGTCAGGGCAGGTACGAATGCGAGTACGTGGACGCGAAAGGAAAGGCCCACGACATGAGCCTGCTGGTCACGTCCGACAACAAGGTATGGCTCTACGACCACAACGGCAAACCGATGAAGGTGACGACGAGATGAACCCGGAAGCCAATCTGATGCCGCTCGTCTCCGACTGTGACCCCGTGGACGCGTGCGAATGCCCCTGCTGTTCGACGGTATTCCGCGTGCGCACGCTCATGACTGACGGGGCTGGGCGGCTCATGCGGGACGAGTATGAGACCATCCCCATGTTCTGCACCATGTGCGGCGGACGGCTCGAACAGTCGGAAAGAAAGGAATAGGATAATGGCCGACCCGAAGTGCATGAGGAAAATACAGGGCATGTGCCGCTGTCAGGATTGCGGCCTCATGGCCGACAATGCGGACATCGACGTGGAATTGGACTGTGACGAAATCGTGTTTGAGTGGAGCGACGCGGACGACAGCCAGACATGTAACCTACCGCCCTGCTACGGCGGACACAGGCTTCAGACCGATATGACCGCCTACGACCTGTTGCTGGAGCTTGGCGTCATAGACGACCCCTACGCGCGGAACAAGGAGCGAGATTGAGAAGACTATTGGCATTACTGCTGGTTCCGGTATGCCTGATGTGCGCCGGATGCGACGAAGTGGCCGACGAATCGGAACAGGAAACGGACACCACACCGGCATCCCAGTCGGAGAAGACCGTCACCGGCTGCGCCGACTACGACACCAGAAACTCCGCCGTTGATAGTGGCGGTATCGGTGAATGCGAACTCACGCTGCACGACGGGCGGCACGTCACATGCGCGGTAATGTCCGACTATAGGAAAGGCGGACTGTCCTGCGACTGGGAGCACGCAAGCAAAACAGAAACAAAATGAACACACTCATACAGGAATCCGTGAAACATCATGAGCCACGAAAATTTCCTATCACACCGAATCAAATGCGACTACCCCGATTGCGGCAAACCGTGCGACGACTGGTGGAACGACCAATGGCTAACCCTCGTCAAATACGGCGTACACGGGAGAATGGTCAGCGTCAGACACTTCTGCACAAGCCACCTCGACACCATGCGCAACCCCATTCCGGCCGGCTCATACCATCTACCCGACAATACGCCAAAAGACTGGCACACTTGGGGAGAAGGATACATGTACCCAATATACGAACCATGCATCCCCACCATTCTCAACGTATTGGAAAAAGCCACGCCCGACAACCCACTCCCCAACGAACTTGTCGAAAAATGCGCGCTCGCATTATTCCGAACGGATACGAACTGGGCTGAAAACAATCCGACGAAACATGAAGTACTCGACTTGTGGGAACAGCAGATGCCTTGCATTCAGGAACAGTTTCTGAAACGGGCATATACGGTACTGCATGAAGCCCTACTAGTAGAGTTCCCGAATATGCGGGAATAGGAACGATTGGAGAAAATACAATTGGCTGAAATCAGAGTTTTCGTCGGACAAGTTATGTACCCGTTGGAAATCCGGCAAGGACAACATGTGAGCTTCGAATATTGCCCGTTGGGATGCAATCACACGCCGAACGGCATGAAGGAGCAAGTATCGGACGCGGTAATCGAAAACGATAACGGTCATACAATCCAAGCCACTTGGAAAACCACTGACAAGAAGACCCGTCACGCCGTCCTACTCCGTAGAATCTATCACCCCAACACTTACCGGTATGATGCCCGTATCGGACACCCAAAAATCGCAGAAAAACTCTAAAGGAGAAAATAATGGGATACAAGCGACACATCTTCTACCAGCCGGAGTGCGACTATCCGGATTGTGGGAAACTTCTGCACGTCGAATCCGGAGGACAATCCGTCGAATGGTTCCATATCCTTAAGGACGCGCAGTGAACCGCGCTGAAACCACCGCCATGTTGTCCGCATTGGTGGAGAAGCGTTTGGACTCCCGTACCTCATATTGGGCGCGGGAGGTTAGTTTCGACCGGGGTACCCCCAATTGGCGTCGTATAGATTATGTCGGATTCAAGCCGTATACGCCGAATTATGCGGTAGAGCCGATTAGTGTGGAGCTTGGTATTTTCTCATGCTATGAAGTCAAATCGTGTTTGGCGGATTTTGAGTCGGGCAACGGGCTGACTTTCTATGGGGACGAGAATTTTTTGGTCACGACCCGTGAACTGGCGGAACAATTGCATGAGATGTTGCGCCTTCCTCGGAATATCAACCAAGTTCTTGTGCCCACTCCCAAGGGTGATAGATTGCAAAAACTGTATGACCTGTCCAATAACGGGAGTGCCAGTTACCGTCACCGTCCTGCGAGTGAAATGTTGTATGCGATGATAGAAGCCAATGGGCAGAGGACCAGTAGATATCAGAAGTAGGATTCTTGTTTCTCTTTTGTCCACCCATTAATGCATACTGGAATTGTCTACACAAAACAAGGGCTGGAACCCACCCGACAAAAGGAGACAAAATGAAAATCGCACACATCTACCCAGCAGTATCAGAAGTCTACCTAACCGCCGTCAAGAAAAAAGCACGGGACGCCATGGCAATGGCCTGTGGTATTCCGACGTCGAGGGAATACCGTCGTAAACGTGTGATTCAGAAAGCCAACCCACACTTTCTTCCCATGCCGGACGCCCGTAAATATCGGCACTCGCAGCTTTCAAACTAAGGAAAAACCATGCCCGCAATCCTCATATACGTTCTTGGAGTGCTGACCCTACCATTCCTCTGTCTAGCCTACTGTCTTCTCGTTGACCTGTTCCATAGGAGCGCATGGTATTGCCCATGGTGCAGTGAGTGGGCCGTCAAGTCAAAAGATAATCCAAACCGTACCGCGTACTTGCCGAACATTATCGTCTGGTTCGCCCGAATAGGCCATAGATTGTCAAAACGGCATCGTAAGTGGAAGAGGGTGTACGAGACGTATGATTTCCACCCTTGCAAGCCGTCGAACGTTCTCAGGGACGGTCACATGGACGAGGTCATCCCGTTGGACGATTTCGACTACGGCTATCAGACAATCAGATACAAGTCCCATAGGAAAGGTCTAGACGGCAAAGAGTTAATTGTAACTGTTGAAGTGCCTTCCGAAACGCCGTACATCACATGCATTCGAGATGGTGAACAAACCGAAGGCGATGTCTACCGCAATCCAGACGGAAGCCTGTCACTCATACCTTGGAAGAACAATCCGAGCGGCAAACGGTTCCCATTATTCGACAAGGATGGAAACCCCGACCCGCTTATTAGTCCGAAAAAAAGGAAACAAACACTGGACGGGAAACACTTAGGCAGAAGGAATAGAACGAGAAAAAGAACAATCTGCTAAAGAGCTAAACACTCTCTAGGAGGATGGGGTGGCTAGGCACTTTTCAGTGTCCAACCGCCCCCATTCTTTTTCGGAACTTTTTACCAACTTCCCACAAACCTCGCAACAACCCCGTTTTCAACCTCTAACATAAAACTAAACAACCTTGAACAAAATCGGTTGCAAACTCAATGCAATCATCCAACGAAGGAGCGAACATGGCCGATATTGAAACACACCCCGTATATGATTTGGAACATCTGCCCGGGCATAGGGAAATCCGAAGACCAAAATATGCGGTGAAATATTGGACTCAGTCAGAAACCTGCCAACGCAATCCCCGCAAATACACGCTCATCGCCAAGTCCGATAGTCAACGGACAATCCGTAACATCATGCGTCGTATCGACACGCAGGACGGCAATCATCAATACTCCTCGTTCCGCGTCCGCTCACTGGTCGATTCGGAAGAATATCCGGAGGGCGTTTTCTCGACTGAAATCCGTCAGGATGATGACGGTAATTTTCTCCTCTACGTCGCATACATTCCCGCCGAAGACGAGCCGGAACCGAACCCACGCAACGAGGATGTGGTGAAAACAATCCGCTACGGTACGGAATGCACTCTTGCCGGTGACATGAAAGCGGCACTGCGAGGCAACGGCAACAAGCCGAAAGACATCGTCCAAGTGACAGGAACAGTGGAACAGTGGAAATGCCGGTTCGATGACCCGAACGTGGCATTCCATTCCGAACAGCTCCACCTGTGGACGGAAGACCGCGTGTACGGGTTCATGCAGTCGGACGGGTGCGCCGTGGTTGTAGACATGCCGAGAAATCCAGCCTCGGATTAGCTTCCTCCAAGCCGGTCGATGTGCGAAAAAACGGATTGCCTCCGGCGTTAGACGTCGAAAGCAATCCGATAACCCTCTTCCCATCGGGAAGGATTAATGCTTCCTACCCGTCTTTTGCGGCCTCAACAAGACGAGGCCGACAACAAGCGACAGACTGGAGATGGCGGCAAGAACCAACAACAATCGGCCTCCCGTAAACGGCATGGATGCTATGGGAGTTTCCAAGTACGGCATCACAACGCGGATGATGCCGCAATTCTCGTACACATCCTCATATACCGGGCTTGCCATCTGAGAGGGTGATGGGAAGTCGTTCAGATTGATGTAAGCGCCTTTCATGCCGGAAGTATCCGAAATCGGGTCTGCGGCACTGTTGGTCGCTTTTGTCGAGCCTTTGGCGTTCTTGGCCGTGACCTTCAATTTCAGCCAAGAATCTCTTCTGCCGGGAGAGAACCGAACCTGATATCCGCTACCGGCGGGAATGCCGACGATACGGTAGGTTCCGTCTTTGTCCGTCGTGTCGGCCAATGGTTTTCCATCGTATCCCAAAACGGGGGTTCCGTTGGAATCGGTCAGAGTGACGGTCACGTTGGAGGCGAGCGCGTCGGTATCCTCGCGGATGCCGTTTCCGTCCTTGTCGTACCATACGATGCCTGAAACGACTCGTTGGACTACGGTGACGTCGGCGTCGGTTTTGTTGTATCCGTCTCCCCAACGGATGCTGTACAGGTCGGCGGGACGGTTGTTGGAAGGTTGGATGGTGATGTCGAACATGAGGCTTGAGCCTCCCGGCAGTGGTTTGTCTCCCACCCATGCCCAAGCTGTTGGATGCAGGTTTTGCGGGATGGCGGCTATGCCTGTCGTGCTGTCGAACGGTAGTGTCTTCCAATCTTTTACGTCAGTGGTTTTGATGTTGCTTGGGTCTGTGGTCAGGTATTTGCTGTCGGTGGAGTAGACAAGATGCCCGTCTCCAAGTTGGGAGCCGTTTCGGGGGCTAATGTGGATGCCTGTCAAAACCCAGTCGCCATGATAGGAGCTGAGTGTGTTGGCGGTGTTCGGCATGATGGCCGTGGCTATCGGATTGGACAACGGTGTTTCGAGATTGTTGGTTTTGATACTCTTCCAATGCAATGCCGAGTTGACCTCATTTACCAACGGGTCAGCCTTGATAGCCAAAGTGGTCAGTTTCAAACGACTGATTTTGATGGTGTACTCGGAATGTGTCAAATCCATTTTCGGTCTGACCGGAGAACGATAAGTGGAAACGGAAACCTTGTTCGTCAACTGTTCCGCGTTGACCACATCATTGTCCGGGTCGGTTGCGTCACCGATGCTGGTCGAATAGTGGATTGTATACTGTTTGGACGTGTCGATATTGTCCAAATGCCAGACAAGAGTGGTGGTTCCGTCTGCGTTGAGTGTGGCGTTCGGTTCGATTCTCGTGCCATTGGCTACGCTTCCCTGACTTGGAGTGTTCTCCTTGTAGTCTCCGCCCAAATATGCGGTCGATGGAAGATAATGGAGTTTTGACGGGAGTGTGTCGGTGACCGTCATATCCGTTTTGGTATCGACGGTATCCCGCCCATACGGGTTGGATACCATGTTTAAATCCAGTTTCCAGTCCACGTAGCGTTGGCCGTTGTCGATGTCGTAGGTTTGTTTGGAGCCTTTGTTCCCGTCGCTTTGGTCTGTGCTTTTGGAGACTTGGGTGATTTCCGCCACGATGTGGAGGCTGTCACCGTAATGCCTGTCGGCTGTGTCTCCGCCCACATATCCTTGGACGTCATCCCATTTTGCCTTCTGATATGGGGTGCTGTCCACTCGTCCGGTCGGAGCGACTTGTTTGACGAGTTCTGCCGGGTCAAGTTTGTTTTTGCTAATCCAATTGGACCAATCCTTATTGGATGCGTTGTCGGCGTCGAGACCGGCTTTTGCGGCCAAGTCTTTACGTGTCCACATGAGGCTTTGCACAGTATATTGGGCGGTCTTGTTGATGATTTCACGTCCGGTTTTGACTTGGACGTCCAGTCCGAAAAAATCACGTCCAATACCTTCGTTGCCTTCCATCCAAGACGAGTTATATGGTGCGGCATTGTATGACGTGGCGAGAATGGCTACGATTTCGCCGTGTTTCTTTGCCTCGCTGATGGAATTGTAATAGTTCAGGTAGCCGATTCCAGCTTTTGCCTGTTCAGTGTCGGAAGACCATGCTTTCCCGTCTTTTTTGACACCATAAGCCAAGGTGCTTTCGGAGAAGATGTTCTTTCCATCACCCAAACTCGCACGATTCCATGTGGAAGCATTCTCATAGGGTTCAAGCACTGTTGAATCGATTTTCATGAGTCGGGTTCTGATGACGGGCAGATTGGTTTTGTTTTGAGAGTAGCTTATGCGGGAGGCCAGCATGACTTTTTGGCCGCGCACGGCAATGTCGGAACCATCGTGAACACTGGAACCTTTTTGCTGGAACAGTATACAGGAGGAATCCCTTGTCTGACTGTCCTGCCATTTCCATCCGGCGCACCCATACTCTATACTTTGATTATATTTGGAGGCCATTCCGGACACGTAAAGAGGAATACTCACCCCAGTCTCATCATCTGAGATTATCGACTGATTGGAAGAGTCCGACGGCGCCGATTTGGCTTTAATGCCACTGACACTGGATGCTTGAAGGTTCATATCCCAAACATCCTGTTGAAGGTTCAGGTCACTTCCGTACTGGTCGGCCAGATTCTTATTGTTGATTTTAGTGGGATTCACGAGGTCGATGCCTGCGGACGCCCAATTGAGGATGCCGTTCTGCTGGTCTTTGTTGTGGGGGTTGTAATATTGGTCTAGATGGGATACGGTGAGATGCAGGATGATGTAGCCGTTTTTGGTTTCCTGCGTCATTTTCCATTCGCTGGCATAGTCGTTTTTCTTTCGGGAGTTGAAAGTTTCGGCTTCTTTCGTATTGCTTCTGTCCGACGGGTATTTGTGGAATATTGCCATCCAGCTGTTGCTGCCGTTGGCGATGCTCCAAGCCAATGGCTGCAAAGAATTCGGCTGGTTGGCTATAGGCGTGGAAGCGCCTTGCCTCCTCCACTGGTTTGAGATTTTAACGTCGAACGTGACCGGCTCATTAGTGGCCTCCAAGCCTTTGACGCCTTTTACATGGTCGGTGGAGGTGTTCGCCACGTTGATGGTCAGATGGGAGAGGACTCCGGTCACTTTGCCCGCCGTCTTGTTTATCGCATCATCATCCTTGGATTCTCCGAAATCGTAGGTGCCGGATTGGATTCGTTTCAAGCTCGCCAATTCGATGTTCCATCGTGGCGCGGCGCTAACGGTGACGGTTTCCAACTGTTTTGTGACAGCCTCGCTATCAGTATTGTGTTCCATACTGGCTTGGACAGTCGGATGAATCTTGGTTCCATTAGGTGCGCCATACACGTTGATGGGCAGATTGACGGTAGCCGCGCCCGGAACGACGGTCGGATTATCCTTTGTCCCATTGATGTGACGCCAGCATGTCAACGTCTGGTATTTAGCACCTTTGACATCCTCATATCCTACCTTGTATCCGTATCCTGCGGCTGTGTCCATCCAAAGCATTTCCTTGGTGGAGAACTCAGCCACGCTTGTATCGAATGGCATGGAGAATTTGAATTTGATTCTGGCGTCCTTGTAGTAATCTTTACTGTTCTTTGACGCCATGGTGTAGGAGATGGTGTAGTTCAAGGAATCGTAGGAGCGGACGATGCTGTTACCAACGCTTGAATCATCGCCGGGATTGTCGTCTTTGTCGAATGGTGCTGTTCCCGTGGTCTTCGAGACTGTGGATACGTCGGTGATTTTCGCATCATCACCTGTAAGCGAATCATGTATGGTCGCGTCGCTTGGTGGGTTCCAGCTTTGCTGGGAAACCCCATTATCGGTAGATTGTGTGGCGGGGGTTTCTTCGGCATTGGCCGAGGAGATACCCCCCCGCTAGGATTAGCGTTGCGGCGATAAAGGCGGACAGTGTTGCCCCCGCTCTATGAAGCATTCTCATACCACTTACTCCAATCGGATTTCTTAGATGTTTCCCTTCCTAAAATACCTTGAAATGTCAGTTAAAAACCGTTCTGTGGGGATTTTGGGACAGGAAACCGAAAGACCCGAATGCAGTGTTGTGACATTCTCCCCAGCCCGATAGAGGCGGGGAACCCTCGGCAAAATCAGCTGAAAATCCCATCCACGGCGTCGAAAACGCCGGAGACGCGCGTCAGACGGCTACGGGAGCTTTGATTGACGGCCATGGGGTGTAGCCGATGAGATGGAACATGTCCGGCTTGTAGTCGAACAGGCTATCCGCCTTGTCGATTTCCATATACGGCCACGGGCGTGGCTCGCGCGACAATTGTTCGCACACTTGTTCCAGATGGTTCAAATACACGTGCGTGTCGCCGCCGACCCAAATGAACCGTCCCGGCTCCAATCCGGCCTGTTGGGCCATCATCATGGTCAGCAACGAGTAGGAGGCGATGTTGAACGGTACGCCCAAGAACATGTCCGCCGACCGCTGATACAGTTGGCAATCCAGAAAACCGTCTCCACGCACGTGGAATTGGAACAGGGCGTGGCATGGCGGTAATGCCATTTCGTCCAATTCTCCCGCGTTCCATGCGGATACGATGATTCGACGGCTGTTCGGATTGTGCTTGATAAGGTCGAGCGCGTTCGACAATTGGTCTACCGTGGTGCCGTCGGTTTTATGCCATGAACGCCATTGGATGGGATACCCTTTGCCAATTGTTCCGTCCGGCAACACCCATTCATCCCAAATGTGGACGTTCTGCTTTTGCAGAGTGTTGACCTTGTTGTCTCCGGCAATGAACCACAACAGTTCCGCGATGATGCCACGCAGGAACACTTTCTTCGTGGTCACGAGCGGGAAACCGTCTTGCAGATTGAATTCCATACGCGTGCCGAACGTGGACAACGTTCCCACTCCGGTACGGTCGTGAGTCAGCTCGCCTTCCAGTACGACTTGTCGTAACAGTCTCTCATATGGCTGGTCGCGTTCCAATGTTCCGGCAACATAGTTTTTAGCTTCTTTCGGTGTCATAGATTTTGTCCTTTCATCAGCCCATTGACGTCCTCCCCCGCCTTATGAGAGGCGGGGGCTTCCTGCTCAAGAACCCTATTAAACAATCTTGTTAAGTCCTCCGAATCGGCGGGGGGACTACAGCATACATCCCCGACTCAGCAAGTCACCGACATACTCCATGTCCACTCCACGCTCATTGAACGCCTTACGAGTGTAGACAAGACGATTCATGTTCGCATGAGACAGCACCCAACGCGCCAGCTCCGCACGTTCTGAATGGTCATTGTCGGCAATCGGCTTGTTACGTAACACAGCACGTTCCAACAGGTTGCGAAGACTCTTGACCTCAAGGTAATAGTCCGACTTCAACTTGAACATGTACCCATCAGCGTCGTACACCACCACGCCTTCACGGTCGGACCAGCGGCGTTCCTCGTCCAACATGTGCCACAGGCTCTCCCGCTGTTCCTCAGTCTGGAAAACAGCCAGAACTTCGGGACGGGCAAAGAATCTATCCGTATCAATCAAATCGTCGGCATCATAGTCGATATGGAAGTCAACGGTGTTCTTGATGGCGTGCAGGAACACGAGACGTGACGTATCGTACTTGATGATATGACGGTCGGAATCTTGGTCGATTACCTCAAAAGCCAAGGTGACGTTGGCGTCATGGGCGATGTTCCACAACGCCTCCTCCTGACCAATGTCCAACGTCTGCTTGAAAAGATGTTCGATAAGATACGAATAGTCGGTCTGACCACTCTTCGACCAGAAACGCCAAGAACCATCCTCACACGCGGACACCAAGCCGAGGAAACCGTTCTCCTTGCGTTCCACGCGCACTGGGAACTTGAGCCGCCTGTCAATGTTCTCCCGAGTGGTCTGCTCGTTCTCCCCAAGGTTGAAGAACTTCTCGAAACCTCGTGCGACAACCTTACCGTTCCTGTCAAGGAACAGTCCGCGAGCCTTGCTGGAATACTCGTCCCAACGCTGGTTTTTGAAAGCGTCACGGCTGAAATTGCAAGCGTACACGTCGTTCTCGCCCTTGACCGGACGGACGTTCACGTTATCGGAATCACGCATGAGTTCGAGCAGGTTCCTTCCATCCGTGGAAAAGTCAGCGAACCTGTCATTGGCCTTATGCGCACCCTGTTCCAACCACTTCAAGTAACGGTCGAGAGTCCACTTCCTACCATCTCTGAGCGGAGGCGTATCCAACTGGATGACACCGGTCAAATCACGTCCCTTTGCCGGGACTGCGGTATAACCGAACTCGGCATTGTCGGGAACACGGGTCTTGTCGTTCCACAGCAATCCCACGTCCACCAGCGCAGGGTCTCCGGACGGATTCATATGGTAGGTTCCGTCAACCTTCCTTACATGGATGTTGACCCAACGGCTTTCATGGTCAAGGTTTTCATGCCAAGTCTCATACTGGGTGCGCAGATATTCCTCCGGCACACGGTCGTTTTCCGGACGGGTCTGGTTGCGTTCCAACAGAACGTCCAACGGCGTGTTGAATGTGAAAGTCTCAACATGCGCCTTGTGGCGGACGGCAATCTGCACCTCGTCCACGCAGAAACGCGGGTTGACATGCTGGGAGTCGCTGATGACGTTCACGCCCTTGGAAAGCAGGTCGCTGATGATGGCATGCGCCTGACGGACGAGAATCCTGTTCAACTGTGGATTCATGGTCTCATGCCATGCCTGACGGCCTCCCGCCATCATTTCACGCAAACCGTCCAAGCTGACGATTACCGTATTCGAATCGACATGCTTCCGTGCCCAAGTGCTCTTTCCTGAGCCGGGCAATCCTCTGAGAATGGTCAAAGTGGTCATTGTATTTTTTCTTTCGTTCTGTCTGTCTGAGCTATTTAACCTGAACGTCGTACAGTTTTTCCAGTATTTCCTCGGTGGATTCTTCCCCACGGTATTCCGTCCGGTCTGACATGTAGATGCTACCCATAATCTCGTAGAGGGAGACTAAGGATTCGTCTGTCAGATTGGAGAGACGGCCTTCGATGTACGCTTTTTTCATGGCGATTCGCGTCTTTCCGTCGGACACCTTCTGCTGGTCGAGCCATTCGTCGGCATCCTTTTTCGCCTTGCGTTTAATCGCCATACGTAAAGCGTCTGCGTATTGTTTCTGGTAGCTGTTCATTTTTCTCCTTTAATCCAAGACGTGTTTGTGTGAACAGTTCCAGTATAGCTAATGTTTGGGCAAAAAGCAAAACGTAACGCAAACAAAAAAAACGCCCGCCAATCCATACGACGAAAAGACGGGCGTCTTGAAAACACTCAGGCTCATCCCTCCCGGAACATGCTGACCAGTTCAACCTCGGATACCGGACTCATCCCCCAAGCATCCAAACCCACGTTGATTTCGTTACGATTCTCAAACTCGTGCGGCGTGCCCGCATGGGTGTGACCATGCAACAAACGCATGTTCTCCCCCACTTGCGGAATGGCATACTGTCTAAGCTCCGGCTTCGCCCAATTAGCCGCCACCCCATCCAAAGCGGGAAGGTCGAAGTCCTCACGCCATTGGAAGTGGCAGAGAAACACGGGCATGACGGTTTCGCCGTCCGTGATGTCCGTCATGCCGATACGTCCGATTTCCCCGAACGCTTCGGTCAAATCCTTGAAGCCTTTGCTTTTACCGTACAGCACGTCATCATGGTTCCCAAGAATCAAATGCCGGTTATTGCGAGGGCAACGCAGACTCTTGATATGCATAAGGGCCTGATGGAGACTCCAAGCACCGCCACTGCACAAGTCCCCGAGAATGTAGAGTTCATCATTCGGCCCTACGATTTCGTTGATGCGGTCGGTCACGTCCATATCATGCCGATACCAGTTGACGCAGTCCTTGACCTGCATGTGGGCTTCGTTAGCCTGTTGCTTGATGGTATTGTCCGAAGTGAACCCGGGCTTCGCATATCCCCGTAATGCGGCCACGAACGGGTGGGCGAAGTGAGTGTCAGAAGTAAAGTATTTGGTCATCGTTTTTTCCTTGAAAAAGTTAAGGGGATAGGATTGGCCCTATCCCCTAGAATTATGAACTACTTGATGGGAACGGGAACAGCCAACAGCTCATTATTGGCGTTCTGCACGAGGATTTCCGGCGAGTGGAACCGCTTGTCCCAGTGGTTGAACTGTTCCTCCGTAAGACTGGTGTCCTCTCCGCTTTCGGGGTCAAACCCTGAGATGAAGAACGTGCCCGCCATCATTTCCACGATTTGCGAACCGGCCCTGTCATCGAGGTCGTAGGCCCTGATTGCACGGTTGAGGCTCCAACTGCCGAGTTTGCCTTCCTCATTGCAGTAGATGGTGGCTCCGTTTTTGAGGCCGTATGGTTCGATGTAACCGCCTACCTCATGCTGTTTCGCTTCGAGGGTGTTGGGGATGGTTTTGCGAATGGGTTTATCGTCCTGCTTGATGACGAGGATTTCGATGGTTTCCTGCTTGTCGCTCATTTTCGCTCCTAGCTTGTTTGTGTGAACGATTCCATTATATCACGTCTTGGAATACGGTTGCGATGCATTCCGTCAGCCAAAAAGCGGAAATAATAGACAATACAGCCAACAGTCGAAGCGGGGAAACCTCCTCAATCAGCCCAACAATGCCGACAATCACTACTGGGATAAGAAGATTCCATTTCGAGAGCTTCAACACCTTCGGCAAAGCCAAAAGCAATCGGGCGAGGAAACTACGCTTCAACATTCCGACTGTCCTGTTCTCTACGCCAATCCTGTAGAGCGCTTTCCACTATAGGGTGATACGACGCATACTCTTCCAGTATGTCCCAATTGTCCACAACCCACTTGTCACGGCTTTTTCCGTCAGGAAATCCAACCCCGTACACGTCATGGAGATAATATGTTTCACCAGCGGAATCTGCCTCGTCTGCCAGCTTCTTCGCAGAATCGACCAGCTGACAATATATCTTACAGTACTTAGGCAACAATAGACGTGACACCATGTCCGGGGAAGATTCCAGAGGATAAGCCCCTGTAACACTAAAGACCACCAGAAGGAAATCGAAAGCGACAATGAAGCCGACAACAGGGATAGCCATAATCCCAAAGAACGCGCCACTTCGGTTAGGCAGACTCAAAGCCCACCCTATGAATTTCAAGCCAAGAAACTGGATGGTGCAAATCATGCAAGCGATATCGGCCGAGATACAGTAAATCGCCGCCAAAGTCACACGGATTAGTTCGCCTGTTGATAGGCTCCACTTGTTCAGAATTCCAAACACGCGACCTGTGGAAGCTACACCAATAATAACCGCCAATATGCCGACTGTCCACAGTAGGACAATCAGTGTGGTATGGCCTATGCTCTCCCAAGGTTGGGCGTTGAACCATTGGACAAACCGGACGAGCAATCTTCTAACCTGTTGAGAAAGGTCGGTGAAAAAGATTACATAAGCTACGACACCTATCATCGGAATGACACATGCGGTGATGATAGCGGCCAACTGCGGCGGATTATGCCTTACTTGCTGTTTTGTACCCATTCTTCCAGTTCTTTCCTGAACGTTGGATGATATTCCGCATACTCTCTCAATGCGGGTAGATTGTCCTGAATCCAAAGGTTGCGTAGGCTTTCCTTGGACGCGATACGCAACATGTATTCGTCGTTCGAACCTCCGCCGAAAGGTTTTTTCGGTAGGCAATAATGGTCTTCCTCGAACAAAGCCAATGACTTCTCAAGCTGTTGCCGTAACTTTACTTGACGGGGTGCAATTAGACGGCAACACCGGCTCTTCGGATAGGGCGACCAACCTTCGACCATTGCTCCCACGAACAGCATTTCAACAAGGAGCGTACTCAGGAAAAGTTCTGTATCGAATCCGTAGCCAATATTGTCGGAAACCAGTTCGATAGCGATAATCACGTTGACGCCTAAACCAATCGTAATGGTTAATGCCGCACGAATCGTTTCCACAATTGAAAGACGCCAAGTCTTCAACATGCCGACGGCACCGCCTACCAATATGAAGGCTGTAGTCAATACTATGCCGACAATGATGGCGAGGAACAAGTATTCTACTATTTGACCGATTTCCGACCATGGGAGACGGAGGAACCATTCGGCAAAACCGTAGAGCGCTTTTAGTAACAGTATTTTCAGAGAGTGAATGCGCTCTCGAATGTGTAGGCTTTTCCAATCAATCCGGTATAGGACATAACCCAATACAATAAGCAAGGGCATGGCCGCAGAGACTATGTGAACCAACCACTGCGGCGGGTCGAATCGTTTTATTCTATCTGCCATTCGTTTCCTCGTTCAGCTTATCTTCGTGATACCAACAAGATGGTTGCCATTCCCATTGCAAGTCTGCATCCAGTCACCGGAGTCGGGAGCATACTGGGCACCCTGAACGCTCTGTCCGTTAACCCGATAGGTGGAGCCGTTCATGGTGAACGTCTGACCCGCTTGCAGATTGTTAATCCACGCGCCACCCGTATTATTGTGTTGCGCATACACGTGGCCGCTGCCATAGTTCAAGTCCACGATGCCGCCGCCGTCAACCGCGCCTTGGCAGTGGTCTGCGGCAGAAGTCAAATCGCAGGACATGGAACTGTAGTAGCCGCGCGGAGTGGACTGGGTTGGAGTGTAGGAACCATAGTTGGAACGGGTAGGCGTATAGTTTCCGCTCGTAGTGTCGGACGCCTGAGAATAGGACGCCGCCACTACGCTCTGCTGACGTTCCTGTCCGATACGGGACTGACGTGCGTTCATATCGTCGGACACCTTGTTAATCAGCTTGTCCAATTCGGACACGTCCACGCTCATGGTTTTCACGTCCGTGGACTCCATCAAATCCTTGGCCTTCTCCAACAGGTCAGACAGTTTATCGCGATTGTTTTCATCGTCCACGTTGCCGTTGGATGATTCCAAAATTCTCTTACCCTTATCAACCATATCGGCAAGCTTCTTCCTCATATCATCAAGCTTGTGGGAGGCGATGGCGGTATCCACAGATTTGGCCGTCCGGTCGATGGAACGGATAAGAGAGTGAATGCGATTATTGGATTTGACCGTCTTGTCGGTCAGGGATGAAACGGTGAAGACAGTAGCCTTCTCTTTTTGCGACATGTGGATTTTAGTCGCTTCCGTTAATTGGGATTGCAATGCCTCACGGGCAATACGGGTAGCGTCATCATCGTCACGAGTGACAATGGTCTTGTTTTGAACGTTTTCCGTATCCTGTTTCAAACGTGCGGTCAGAATGGTGGCATGGTTCAGTGCCGTCTCGTATTCTTTCCGATTCTGCATGAACTCGTTGGCGTTAGCCGTATTGGCGGGAATAAGAACCATTGCGATAGCCAGTGAGAGGAACATGATGGTTCTCATGGTCTTGGTGTTGGTTTTCAATTTTTTGCTCTCTTTTTCTCTTTGATTATTGGTTTCTTTTTGTGAATATGTTTTTAAGGCTTTAACCTAGGAAGGCCATTTCGTCGGCTAGTTCGTCTTCGCCTTTTTCTCTGAGTAGGTTTGCCACACCGTATCGTTGATTCCAACAACGCACTATGGTGTCCGCTTTTATGTTGGGCACTCCCCAGACGGTTGGCAGGATGGAACATTCGTCCGGCTTGTGGCTGATGCCGTAGCATGTTCCGTTTACGGTATTGTCATAGACGAGTCGAACCGGCTTACCGCAGAATGGGCATGGGGCTAGATGGAAACTCAAAGAAGCTCTCCTAATATCTCTTCGATTGGGATGTCTTCTTCCACATCGATAGTCTTATACAAGGAACGTAGAAATAAGGCAGTATTCCAATTTAGGTTTTCTTTGTGTGAATACTCCTAGTATAACACGTTTTTGGTTTGGGTTTACCGCGCATATTCTCACCCCGCCGTTGCATGTCGATTAGTCGGAACACTTCCTCCTCGTCCAAATCGACCCAACGCCCGTCGAACGGACTCTGATAGAACTCGTTCTGCGGCAATGACCGAATCTCACCATCTTTCAAACGTTTTCCTCCTCCTGTTTTCGACATTCGCAGAAGACGCGCAGAAGAATCCGCGTAGCCGCCTGTTCGGGTGTCAAATCTTTCAAGTCCAATACCGGAATACTAGTGGAGCCAACGTTTACGTGTAGTCCGTCGAGAATGCCGTAACAGTCGTCGATATAGGTTCTTAATTCGGCGTGGACTCCACGGTACGGCATGGAAATGTTTTCCACGTCCCCGTTGCAATCCCAGTGGGAACCGCCATGTCGTTCCACCAAATCCAATAACGCATCTTTGACTTGCGAGCCGAACGTGGACGCCGAATATATGATTTTAGGCGTCACATAGTTCATGCACCCGCAGTTCGGGCAAGGATACGACTGCTGTTGTCCGATTGTTTCACCGTGCAGCCGGACGATAGGAGCGGAACAGTATCCGCAATCCAACCTGTCATCGATAACCATATTGCTCTGAGGCGGATTGTTTTTCTTCTCGACCATGATTGTCAGTCCTTCTTCTGCAATCTTTTTGCACGTCGTTCTTCGGGAGTGCCGAAACGCTTGTAGTAGCATTCCTTGGAGCAGATGTCGTAGGCTTTCATGCCGGAATAGTAGGGGTATTTTCGACCGCATTCGGCACATGTTCTGGTGGCCGTAGCCATCATGTTTTTGGCGAAGGCGATGCCCTCCGGAGTTCCAGTTGCGATATACCTGTCACCGCGCTTGACGTAGGTGACGCACCCGTAGCGGCGGAGCCGTTCCATGCTGGCTTTGGCTGTGGGCTGGAAAACGTAGTTCCAGCCGTATCCTTTGCGGGAGATTTCCTCAAGGAGGTTGAACATGTCGTATTGGAGATACTTGCGTTCGAGCTTGTACTGTCCGACGTGCGTTTCAACGAACTCGCTGATAGCGTCCATGTCGGGGGTGAACCAGTCTCCGATGGCGGAGTAGTGTTCGATTCTTCCGAAGCCTTTCCGGACGAGGGATTTGAGGATTTTCTTGGTTTGTTCCAAGAGGATTCGACTGTTGTCTTCCCGCTTGTCGCGGGATGAAATGAATTCCAAGAGACTGTATTCGTCTGCTGTGATGTTGTTCATGTTCGTCTCCTTTATGAAAGATTTTGTGTGAACAGTTCCAGTATAGTGCATGTTGGCTGAAATGCAAAAAACAAAAAGCCCCAACCCTCCTATCAGGAAGGTCAGGGCTTCTAATCTCAAAGAGATATCAGTCGTCGTTGCGGCGGACAGAACGCTTCACTCCAATGAAACCGACACCCATCATTCACAGCCTTCGCCGCCGCCAATCGTCTTATCGACACACGCACGAACGCTTTTACAGGGCGAGTATGGTGACGCGCGGATACGGCCTTGCCTTCAACACGGCGCGGTCGCCCGCGTTGAACCGTTTCATCATCTCCCCGTACCGGTCGGACAGCGCACCCCTCACCGGCATGTCCACATGCTCAAGGGCAACGCAGTTGGAGAACATGGTCGGCGTGCCATCGTCCATCTTCACGTCAGGAGGAAGCTCCAGATTGGAGATGTCTAACTTGCGAAGCCGCTCGCAGAACGTGAACATGCGGTTGATGTCTTTGGCTTGCGGCAACCGTAGTTCCGACAAATCCAGTTCGGTAATCCGATTCCAAGTTCCGAACATCTCGCGGGCAACCTCCGCGCCACTCACATCCAAACCGGGCACCTTCAGGCTCGTCACGTCGGGGCCAAGTCGGAACAGACGCTCGCAGTCCCTCGCGTTCGGAGCCTTCAGGTTGACGATTTCAACGTCCCCGGTCCCCGCATTGTTGAACATCCATGCCAGACTGACGGTCTTCGACATGTCCAGATTCGTGAAGTCCACCCGGCGCAATGCCCACATGTCCTCGAAGAAGACGCTCATGTCCTCCGGCGCCTTGGAACCCGGCACGAAGCGGATTCCCTCAATCCTGTTACGGTTGTCTATGTCCGCCCATTTCGGATTGTGGGCAAGCGTGCGCGGTTCGGGGCATCCGTCGCGCCAGTCGAAGGTAAGCACGTAGGTAAGAGCACCCGGACGATAGTTCAGCTTCCAGCCGTCCCCTTGGGCTATGAGACTGTTGTCACGATAATGGTGGACGAACCCTCCGGGAAGAGTGCTCCCCTTTGTCTTCGTGTTCTCGAAGAACATGCTCCCCGCCCCGTAGGCTTGACCGAAATCCACTCGACGGACATTGCTATTACGGGAACGGAGACTCTGCACGCTCGCTCCGCTTACTGTCGCGTCGGACATCACCGTCTTGTTCAGGAATGCCTTGTCCATCGTCGCGCCGGTCAGATTCACCTTCCGCAGGTCGACGCCTCCCATGTTGGCTCCGGTCAAATCGGCTCCGGCAAGGTTCACGCGCTCCATGTTCGTGCATTCGAAGACGGCGTTTCGTAGTATCGCATCCGACATGTCTGCCCCGTTGAATTGGAACCAGCTTACCTTGGCACGGCTGAAGTCGGCTTCGCGCAGGTCGGCGTTCTCCAGATAGACGGGACGCCCCGCTTTCAGCGTCCCAAGGAACCTCATGCGCCGCATGTCGGCGTCGCGGAAAACGGTGTGGCCTAGAGGGGTGCCTGAGTCGATTAGCGAACCCCTCAAATCAGCCCCCGACATGTCTACGTCGCAAAGGTCAACGCCGGAGAAGTCGAGGTATCGCAGGTCAAGCCCACTCAGGTCACGGCCGCGAAGAACGTTCCCCAAGCGGTAAAGCTCGGTTTCCACGACGACGCCCGGACTCGGCCTGCCGACGCGCATGTATCGCGTCAGCCTGATGTCGTCCGGCAGGCCGCGTCCATCGTCCCGGATGTCGGGTGCGTACAGGCGGATACCAAGCCCCAGCTTTGTCCCATCGGGGATGCGGCCAATGACCTTGTCGGCGTTCTTTCCGTCGTTCGCAAAAAGTTCCACCAGACGTTGTGCCGTCCGTCGCACGTTTTCCACGATGCCGGGGGTTTCCGCCCATTCGACCAGCGAAGGCAGTGTTTGGTCGGTGATTTCCCTGTCGGAGAGGTCTCCGTATTCTCTCACGGAGACTTCCATCGTCTCCGTTCCGTCTGTGATTCTCATGTTCTCTCCTTTTAGCGTTTCTCTAGCACGTCCGGTAAGCCGTCCGAGCAGGATGGGTTTGCCGACTGATTGATTTTGTGTAGACAATCCCAGTATAGATGTTTTTGGAAGAATCGTCAAAAACTATAACGCCAAGCAGACTACAGATACAGAAACCCCGGCCAACTAATCAAAAGAAAGGAAGGCCGGGGTCTCTAAGGTCAAAAGCCCATCAGGCGTCATTCCGACTGATGGAACGCTCCACTCCAACGAAGCCAACACCCATCATCAGAGCGACGATGAACACTGCGGCGATACCCGCCACATCCACGCCGGTGGCGGCAAGATTATCCTCACCAGTGGCCGTGACGGTCTTGTTGTCGGCGTCCACCTTATATGTGGTGGTCTTGTCGTTCTTCTTGTCAGCGGTGTTCATGCCCTTGTTGACGGACGTGGCATTGCCGTTGTTGCCGTTGGAGGAACCGTTGGCACCATTGGAACCGGTGGTATTGCCACCGTTGCCGATATTGCCGGTGTCTTCCTCGTTGGACGGAATCGTGTAACCGGGGTCGATGTCGTCCTTCTCGCCCGGCTTCGTGGCGATGCCGTCAAGAGCGTTCTTCGCGTCCGTCAGAGCGGCCTCGGTCTGCTTCTTGTCGGCCTTGGCCTTGTCCAGCTTCGCGTTCGCGTCGGCCAGCGTCTTGTCGGCGTCGGCCTTAGCGGCCTTGGCCTTGTCCAAGTTGGCTTGGGCGGTCTTCTGCTCGTCCTGCGCCTTGGACAACGTCTTCTCCGCTTCCGCCAGCTTCTTCCGGGCTTCGGCCAGCTTCGCGTTCGCGTCGGTGTAGCCGTCCAGCTTGGCTTGGGCTTCCTTGACCTGCTTCTTGGCTTCGTCTACTGCGGCCTGAGCCTTGTCCACGTTCGACTGGGCGGTCTTCACCTGCTGGTTCGCCTCATCGAACTCGTTCTGGGCTTTCTTGGTTGCGGACTGCTTCTGCTCGTACACGGTCTGCTTCGCGTCGGCCTCGTCCTTCGCCTGAGCGTAGGTGCTGTCGGCGGTCTGACCGGCCTTGACTGCGGCATTGTATGCGTCGAGGGCCTTCTGGTAGGCTTCGTTCTTAGCCTTGGCGGTCTTGGCCGCTTCATCGGCGGTCTGCTGTGCGGACTGTGCGCGTTCCTGTAGTTCGGCAAGCTCCTGCTGGGCCTGTTGCGCGGCCTTCTTCGCCTCGTTCGCCTTGTCAAGAGCCTTCTGATACACGTCGGCGGCGGAGTCCAATGCGTTCTTGTAGGAGAGAATCTGCTGACGGTACTCGTCCACGGAAACGCCGCTAGAGTACAGGTATTTCTGGCTGAAGTTCTGCGCGGCGGTCAGCGAACCTGTGATTGCGAAGCCGGTGGTGTCGCAATCCGGGTCGATGATGTTCAGATAGTGTCCGGTCTGCTCGTAGATGTCCGGATACTTCATGTAGATTTCCACGGCGGTCATGTTGCGCAGTTCCGGATTCTTCTCCGCATACCTGTCGAACACGGCCTTCTCTTCCGTATACCAGCCATCGTAGGGGTTATCGTAACCCCAAGCGAGGTTCTGGGAGGTTCCAGTGAACACGTGTCCCGTGTTCGGAGAGTACGTGTTGTAGTCGGCGGCAAGCTGCGCGTCGGCGGTATCTGCATCGTTGACCGTCCACTCCGGCAGTCCGAGGTTACGGCGAATCTCATTGCCCTTGTCAATCATGTCGAGAGCGTCGAGCATGTTCTGCAAGCTGGTTGCGGAGTTTTCCTCACCAATCTTCACCCAATCCTCGTTCTGATACTTGACGAGCTGGTCGAGGGCGAACTGGGTGTCCTCGTTCTTATAGCTGGAGGCAAGCTTCCACTGGTAGAAGCCGATGGAACCGGATGCCAGCTGCTTGTCCGCGTTGTCGGCGGCAGTCTTCTTCGAGTCCGCGTCCGCCTGAGCCGTGTTGGCGGCTGTGTTCTTCGCGTCCGCGTCCTTCTGCTTCTCGCTGATGCCGGTCTTCGCGTCCTCCGCGTTCTTGTCGGCAGTGGTCTTCGCGGTGTCGGCGTCGTTCTTCGCTGCTAACGCGGCTTCGAGTTCGGCCTTGAGCTGGCTGATGGTCTTCTGGGATTCGTCGGCCTTGGCCTTGGCGTCCGAAGCGTTCTTGTCAGCCTTGTCCTTGTCGGATTTGGCGGCGGCTTCGTCCTTCTTGGCTGCGGTCAGACTATCGGCCTTCTTCTGGGCTTCCTGCTGAGCCTTCTTAACCTGCTGGTTGGCGGATTCCAACTGCTTGGTGGTCTGGTCGAGCTGGCTGTTCGCGTCGGAAAGCGCCTGTTGAGCCTTCTTCTGGTTTTCCGGATTGGCGGATTCGCTGGCGTTCTGCTGTGCCTGATTCAGATTCGTCTGAGCCTGATTGACGGTGGTCTGCGCGTTCTGAACCTGCTGGTTGGCGGCGTCCAGAGTGGTCTGGGCGTTGTTCACCTGAGTCTGGGTCTGATTGACGGTGGTCTGTGCGCTGTCAACGTCGGTCTGTGCCTGATTCAGATTCGCCTGTGCCTGATTGTCGTTGGCTTGGGCCTCGTCCACCTTGGCCTGTCCGTCGGACACGGGGTCTGACTGTGCGGGGGTCGTGGTGGCCGTAGTGGTATTGTCCGGCGTGGTGGCGGTCTGGGGGGTTGCCTGTGTGGCCTGTGCCACGGTGTCCTGAGTCTGGGATACTGCGGTCTGCGCCTGTTCGATAGCGCCGTTCACGTCCGGCTGGATATTGTTGGCGTCATCCGCGAACGCGGTGGCCGGTGCGGCGAGTGTCGCAACAGCCACGGTAGTGGCGATGAGCGTCTTCTTGACGTTTGCCAAGATTATCTCCTTTGTTTGGTTTCTTTTCCACGTGTGGGGTGGAGTCTTTTACATTATACCCCCTTGTTAGAAGGGTTTCCAGCTCGCGCAAGGAAACCCCGAACGAGAGGAAAAGCGCCTTGGATGGGATTCGAACCCACAACCATCCGCTTAGAGGGCGGACGCCCTATCCGATTGGGCTACCAAGGCAAAGCCCCATTGTGAGGCCATTGGATTCAGAAGATGTTCTCCTCCAAAGAAGTCAACGACTTGCTCGTCTGATTCAACTCCCAGAATCCACGCTCGAACTTCTCCGCCAATCCCAAGACCTGTTCGACCTTGTCGAGAAGTATCTTGGCAGACTTGTCAACACCCTTGAAAGTGGTGATAGGCACACCATCCCGATACATGGGGATTCGGGCAGTCTCCGTGGGGATTCCAGCCGCGCTTCCATTGTCTCCAGCGTATTGCAGTGAGAGGTCATAAGTGAGAGAGAAAGTAGCCTCCTTGACGTATCCTTCTTCGCCCCACATGCATAAGGTCATCTTCCAAGAGCGAGAGAAGGAACGTTCGGGATTGCAGACATGGCTTTTCGTCCAAACGTACTTGCCTTCCTTGGTGTTCCTTTGAAGGTAGGAAAGGTTTTCGGTCATTCCTTTTTCGAACTCTTCGAGAGTGGTCTGCTTGTCCAT